ATTTTTTTGATAGGATCCTAATTTTTTGGCAACTTTTTTTCTAAAGTTTTTCTGCGCGCTTTTAGCTTCCGGATCTCTAATTTGCGAAGGTATGGTCCGTGGTTATATGTACTACCTTCCCAAGCCATTGTCCAGACTGTCTTATCTGTCTTAAGGAATTCAATGCGATTGTCAATCTTTGTAATCGTGTCCTGGATTTCTTGTGTCGTCATATCTCTCATTTTGTAAAGCTTACTTGATATTCACAACTACCACTCCAGGATTCTCTAAGAGTTACTCGATAACCCTTGAAGCGGCCCAATTGCTGCACATAATCTAAAAACGACAGCCTGTCTTCGGGATGAGCTTTAGCCTGATAAAGGCCATATTCTTCAAATAATTGCTTTTCTAATTTCTTCTTCATGTCTCTTATTTTTCTAATTGGTAAATAGCTTCTTTAACCGTGCCAATCAAATAGCCGTAACAATATGCTGCGGCGGCTGGACCTTTTTCATCCCATTGCTGTTGTGCGGCACCTAATTGCTTTTTCAACATTGCCACTAATTCTTTTTTCTGTGCTTTTGTCATATCTCTTATTTTTATACTATAAATTTAAGGAATTAATCAATGCGATCCTAATCTTTTTCAAGAAAAGTTACAGAAAAGTTTGCTGGCTAATTAAAGCCAACAAACCCTACTTTGAGTGGTAACTCCAACTCTTCTGCAATCTCTTTGAGACGGTATAATGGAGCATCTTCTATCTCATTCATTACTATTCCAGCTACGCGCTCCATGTCATAGCCAAAGCCAAAGCTATAAACAGTAACGGCTCTTTGGATGCGCTTAAGCTCCGGAGTTGCTTCATCACTCCACTCTAATTCAAACAATGCATAGTCAACAATATCAGACTCTAATTTCTCCTCAAATGCATTCATTGCATTCTCCCATTGTTGAGTTACTAATACACGGACTGCTGCCGCAACCATGTCATTGTGCTCATACATTTCCTTGCTCCAAGGTTTAACAATTTGGATTCCGTACTGTGTTTTGATTTCTTTTTTCATATCTCTTATTTTTTATTATACTTAAAGATAAGCATTTTTTCAATGCGATCCAAGCATTTCATGAAAAAAGTTTCATAAAATGTTTTTATGGAAAACAGGATCCTTATAAATGGTGTCTATGGAAATCTACTTAAAGCTTTGGTTGAACTTAAACCATCGATTGAACTAGACCGGGTTAATCTACTTAAACCATTGGTTGAACTTAAACCATCGATTGAACTAGACCGGGTTAATCTACTTAAACCATTGGTTGAACTTAAACCATCGATTGAACTGTAAAAAAGGGAGCCATTACGACTCCCTAACGTGCACGCCTGGGAAATAAGAGAGAGAAACCAGGTCTAGCGAATGCCGTCCAGGCTGAGGTGTTCATCGAGCCGCCAACAGAGAGCATCGACTGTGGTTACAACCTGGACTAACGTTATTTTCTAGGACGGATAAAGTCCTTCCATATTCCAATTGCAAATAGACTCGCAATCATTATTACGGCTATTACTCCTACTATAGGCATATCATTTCCTTTTTACTCTTATATTATATGAAATGCTCTGCGAGAATCCAACCGGATCGAGCTAAATGTTACGGCATATGTTTACTCTCAATAGCTAGGAAACCGAATCGAAACCGCACTATAGCACCTAAAAGCACATACCAATCTAAAAATAAAACGCAATACAAACTAAAAATAAACGGCTATTGCTCTAAAAATAGCCTAAAAATAACGCATATTGGACTAAAAATAACGCATATCCATCTAAAAATAGACGCGTTCAGTATACTATATATAGAGAGACAACGCAATCTAAAAATAGGACTAAAAATAAAACCTGATATTGTACTAAAAATAGAATGCATTTTGGACTAAAAATAACATCACTTTGGACTAAAAATAAAACGCACTTTGGACTAAAAATAAACCAGGGAGGGAGGAGATGGACTAAAAATAGCCGGATATTGCTCTAAAAATAACATGCCCCTTAGAGTTCGTTTAAGAACATCGAGGGCCTAGATATGCTAGATATCCATCGAGTCAGCGATAAAGAGCATACGCCCCATTAAAACTAAAAGGACAGGCAGGGAGATATATAACCTTTCCACTCTGATGCTACTAGACACTAAAACCACAATTACGTCTAAAAATACGACTAGTACTTTTACCATATTCAAACTAAAAATAGCAGGGTGGGGAAGATGCTACTAGACTCTATCCTCTATTTCTATGCTATAGTAAGCGTCTATGGAAACACCTGGGTAATAGGGAATCTTTATATGTATGTGTATATACTCTCTTATATACATTATACTTAATAATACTTATGTCTCTATATGTTGTATTCTTTGTATTTGCATACTATGTATTCTTCTGCAGTACCCGTAACATTACATTCCTACGGATACTAATTAGTTTGGGTGCATAGTAAAAAAGAGCCACAACAATGCGACTCTTTCAGCTTGACTGGCAGTATTATCTTGTCATCTTATTCTGTATTAGATTCTGGCCAATCTGAGAACTTCAATCCATATTGCAAAGAGAACCATTGCATCTCTCGCTCTGCTGCTTTAGCTGGAGTGCGTAATGTCTTTTGCAAGTAACGCTTTCCCCACTCTTGCCATTCCGTGTTTTGAGCTACAGTCATAGTCCATTGTTGGAACCAATTATCTGTTCGTCCCTTTACGTCCTCAAAGGTTACCGCATGTCCTGCAATGCGAAACATTTCATTGATAAGGTCTTCGCCTGCCTTTTCTCGTTTTTGTTCTCGGGTTAGTCTCATCTGTATTTTGGTTTTAATACGACGTCATAATAGTCGACTTCGACAGGATCCTGTCCTTGTATGTAAATGGTACTACGTTTAGGATTCAACTCTTTGCATTGCATTACCCGTTCCTTTCTGGTGCCTTTGGTTCCTCAGGTGCCAATTCAGATCTCAATGAATCTGCTTTGCGTTGTGCTGCTCGAATGATGCTAGCACTGTATATATGTCCTTTTGCAGCAAGTTTTTCATATGCTACAATCAACTCACGTATCTCATCATTTGTCATTGTTATCTTTATTTCCTGTATAATAAGAAATAAAAATCAATTATCCAACCTTTTAGCCAATACGAATTTCAAAGCCCCATTTACCCCAAATAAAGTCAATGCTGGTATAACCATGAAGCCATTTGTCGTGAGTAACTTTGCAGGTAGGTATTACATAGAATTGATATGCAACATGGAACCTTTGGAACCTTCTATTCTGTCGTGCCATAACAAACAATTTCATAACCTTCTTCAAGGCGGTTGAAACTATGCACAATCTTGCCAGCAAACTCTGGTGAAAATGATTCCATATTGTTGCCACGAGCAATGTAAGGTCCACCTGATGGATCTACCATATCGATAGTATCCTTATCGGAATAGACATATTGTCCATATTTTTTTGCAAGGTCAGTGTAAGTACCCTTCTCATCATCCCACTCGTGAACTAGCTTCATGAACGACTCCAAACTCTCAGTGCCACCATCTTCTTGGTATTTTGCATATGCTTTATCATACACGTTAGGCCAACTACTTCGGCACCATTTGAAATTACCAGTCCATAAGATGTTACCATTTGGCATGAGACTAAACTCATATCGGTCTCCATATCGGTTTGTGTAGTTTGTCATTACTCGCCAAATAAGTTATCAAACATTCTGTTATAAGCTTCAATTGCCGGATACAAAACTAATAGGCCTGCTACTCCATATAACACACTTGTATATGATATTGGAGATAAAAAGAACTTTGCAGTTGCCATTGCTCCTGAAAATGCCATTAATACGGCAGCGAATTTTTTAAGATATTTTTTCATGTTATTTAAACCATTTATTTATTGTGGTACGTATTGGCTCTGGTAAAGCCTTCTTCTTTTTCTTTTTGTCTGTAAGTTGTTTAGGTTTGCGAAATTGCTCATAAGCTGATTTAAGTTGACCTCTCATTACTTCAGAGTAAGGCGTATGAGTTTTCTTTTCATTGTCAAAATTAAGATTGGGTTCATGAACTACACTCATCTAGTTTCTTATATTCTTTGTTTTACCTTTTCCCAATAGATTACCAACGGAGTAATGTCATCATTGGGAATTGAATCTCTAATGAAATCACATATTACATCACACGCTGCCATTGCACATTCTTTTGTCTGCCAAAAATCAATTGACATATCTACCGTCATTTTCTCTAGCAAATGTGATGCTTGTTCTTCTATTGTTCTCATACCTTATAATAAGAAATATTATTTAATCTTCTTATTCTCCACATCCTTCAACATAATTTAAGTCAGCGGATGGATCTTGATAGTACATAACCATTTTGCGCAGAAGTTTATTTTCTCGCTTCAATATTTCACATTTTTTATATTCTCGTGCCATTGACATTGACATCATAATGCCAATAACAACTCCTAGAAATACCCCAACAGCTGCGGAGATTCCAAATTCTTTTTTATTCAACGGTTCTATCATTTTCTTGTTCTGTTTCGTTTTGAAGCTTAGTTAATTCAAATTCATATCGTTCCGTAATCCAACGACGTTGAGCTGAGCTACGTTCTGATTTTTTTGCTTGAACTAAATCATATTCTGATTTAAGTGTTTGCATATCCATTCGAGCTACTTCGCGAATCGAAGGAGGCATATAATCGATTGGATCAATATTTTTTGTTAATTCTTGTAAGAATGCATTGTATTGTTCTTGCTGTTCTGGAGTTAAATCTGATGACATATATTTGATTATTTATTTTTTAACATCTTTATGTATCTCACGCCAGATATGTAACTCTGTTTCAAACGTATTGCCTTCGAATATCGGCTTCTTAGTTAAACGAGTATATTGTGTTGTAGTTCCATCTGGATTAAGTGTTTTGCTAATTCGGATACGACGAGTTTGTTCTTTAGAACGTCTACATAACAAGCCTCTACGGCGTAACGATAATTTAAATCTTGATTTTAATTTTTTAATGAAAGTCATAACTCTTTATTTTCTATAATATAAGAAATAATGAGTTAATATCCAACCGACATGGAAGAAAACTTTGTTATCCTTTAATTAATTTTTTATCTTCTTTGTTTAAACAAAATTTTGGATCTGACAACAATTTATCAAATCGACGATCAACGTATGAATTTAATTCATCAATTCGTCGATGCATCGACTCTTCGATATGCTCATTGCTTCGATATAAATTACTAATTGACTCGTTCATACAACGATCTAACATTTCTAAGCTTTTTTTTAATTTCAGTACCTTCACAGTACTATATACAGCAATAGCAGCAAGTGCCACCAAAACCATTGTTAGTACCCCAAAAGCAAACATTAATGTTTCCATAATTTTCCTCCGTATGTCAAAGAACTCCCATGTCGGGGATATTATACTGGATTACCAGTTGCTTCTGCGTATAGTTTACGCAATGTGTATATGCTATTTTTTGTTTTAAACACAATCACATCTGCCGTTTGCTCTGTGATTTCAGTTACCGTAGTTGTTTGCCATGTAAAGAAATCATTGAATGGAGACATAAGCAATGATCGACCTTCGGCCGGCTCATCATGTTTTGCTTTGAATCGTCCTTCATCAGTCCATTCAATCCAAATGATGCCAACAGACCGTTTAGTCAACCCATCATGTTCTCTTACTAACTCCCAGTTATTTGCCGGAGCTTCTTCAATGTGAACTGGTATTGCTATTCTATCTATTTTACTCATAACTATTTTTTATATGTTCATAATCATCTATACAAATGGCTACTTCCATTCCATCCAAAGTTCCAATTACTTCGCGAAGCAATCTATACTTATATTTAAACTTCGTAACATCGATTTCAACAACTTTTTTGTATGGGTCATGTCCTAATACACGAATCATTACCATTTGTTTCATTTTAACTCCGATATGTTTACTAATAATAAAAAAACTATTTAACGAATCAAACCAAAATGTCCAAATACTTGTTGACGATAATCAGTTTGCGTATCTCCAAATGATACTTGATATGTATAAGTTCCATCTTGAACTGGTCGTAATGCATAAGTGCCATCCCAACCTTCTGTGTGATCATGTGACTCAAATACCATTTCTCCCCAACGGTTGAATACTTGCAAATGATAATCATATGGATCAAAGCCGTTAGTGAATACTGGTAACCACGTTTGATTGTGTTCATTGCCATCAGGTGTAAATGAGTTAGGAATGTAAAACAATAACTCAAGACAACGAGCAATGGTTATTATAGTTTGTTGCTGTGATGATGCGCATCCATTTACCCAAGCCGTTACTGTGAGTGTAAACTGTCCTGGTGCAGTAAATGCAATAGATATATTGTCTTGTTGATATGTAGTTCCCATGTATTGCCATTCTGAATATCCTGGAATACTGCTTTGAGCTGAGAATGTTAATAATACTGAGTCGCCTTCGCATATCTCATAAAAAGGATTATAAGGTGCAATTGAATCTAATATGGGCTGAGGGTATGTTGTAATGTCTGTAGTAACATCAAACACACAACCGCTTTGAATGTATGTGTATGTTATTGTGTTTGTGCCAACCGCTTGGCTTGGTTCAAAGTTATTGCCCACTACTCCCGTTCCTGAGAATACTCCGCCTACGGGTTGTGCTTGTAATGTAACAAACTCATCATATAAACAGAAAGGTCCTTCGGGTTGTATTGTAGGCGTCACACTGAATATAGTAATATCAATATCCACAGGCAATCCTAAACAGCCATTGGCTTCTGGGGTTACTTGTATAGCTCCAGGAATAAAACTCGCAGGAAACGCACTAAAATCAACCTCTATAACGCTTGTTCCTTGACCTGACAGGATAGGTGCAACACTACTCCACAATAAGTTGTATCCGGGTTGAGTGGCTACATCGTATACTTCGAGTGTAGATCCAATACATATAGTATCAGTGCCATTGATTGGTCCTAACACAGGAATAGGATTGCCTGGTATCACTAACACAGTATCTGGACCATTACTTGTACCACCATTACATTGCGACCAACCTGCATTACATGTAGGATATGTGAGATGACAAGTATACTGAGTAGGACCATTAGGTGTAACTGTTAGAGTAGGTCCAGTACCTAATGCAACAAGATTTCCTACTTGGTACCATGTTAACGTTGGCGTTACTGTAGGACCATTTGGAGTCCATTGCCAAGCATCATTTGTAGCAGTCCATTGCGATGAATTGCGTCCTGGTACGGTAACTGCTGCGGTTCCTGCAGCATTATGAACTCCTTGTGTTGCAGTTCCATTTTGCCATTGCAGACAAGCAGGTTTGCTTTGTATGTGATTTTCAATAACGTTGCTTGACTCATGTATCACAATATGGAATGTACCTTGATTACCCGTACATGAAAACATTGGTACTCCAATCCAACTCACAACCAATTTGCGACATGGAGCCACACCTTGCACTTGATATCTAATCTGTCCTCCTAATCCAGGATGCCAATCTTGCCAAGGCCCCATTACGCAGTTCTTTGGTACAAGAGCATTTGCTGTAGGAATAGTTTGAGTTGTAAATGTAGTTGGTTGTCCCGCACTAAATGAAATCCATCCATTGGATCCTACCCAAAACTGAGTATAGGTTTGCCCATAAAAACAAAATGTGAATCCAATATTGAAAGGACCTTGCTGTGAGTCATCTGTCATGAATAGCTGAGTGCCGGTATTGGTTTGAGCCACATATGGAATGGAAGCAACCTGGTATGTGGTTGTTTGCTTTGGATTGACACCGATGCCACATTGTGTCAAATCTGCTGTGAGTGTTGTTGTCCCTTGACCGCAAGGTAGAATCTGATCTGGACCTAATGCCGGACAATATTGAGAATAGGACGTAATGCTCACAAGCATTAGTATAAGTGTGTATAAGTGCTTCATAGAACCTTTATTAATAAATATGTATAGTAAAAAACCCAAGCAGTTTCTGCTGATGAGGCAGTCTTACTTGGGTTGATATTACGACTCTGAAAACCGTATCTTCAGAGGGACCTAAGATACTATCTTAAGTGGGGTACAAATAAATATGAGCCTTCGATAGGATTCGAACCTGCGATCCTAGCTTATGAGACTAAGCGGATAACCAACTTCCACACTCAAGCGATATTTGTAGTCCCACGGAGAATCGAACTCCGCTTTTCAGGATGAAAACCTGATGTCCTGACCGATAGACGATGGGACCGTATAAAATACATTTTAAAATCCAGCCATTGTTAAAAATGCACTATAAAGACTTTCTTCTTCTTCTCGACATAAATCTGCTAACCGATCAACACATTCATCATGCGTACCCGTTAATAGAATTTCGCCTTGCCCATTTACAAGTTGAAATACATCTTTCTTTGAATCTATACAAACAATCTCCATAATCTTTTTTTATATATTATGAAATTATTACATTCATTCCAACCAGATTAGATAAATTGTAATAAAAAATAACTTAGTTTATATCCAACATATGCTCCTAATGCTGATGGTATAGGAAATACAATCAATTTACCTAACTCAGTAACATACTTGGGACGATTCACAATTCTACCCATAAATGCATAATATGCTAAATAACCAAGCAATACAGCTAAATCTGTACGAGTTGCAATAAATACTACTAGTATTGCACCAAGGAAACCAAATGTAAAATTGTCTCTAACTCCTTCCCATATTTCTTTATTAGATGCATTCTTGTACTCAATGTATATACGTTTATACCTAGATGGGGTCTTTTTCATTTCGTATTTTTCTTAGTTTGTAAATCACTCAATAATTTTTTCAACATAGGTACAAGTTTCTCCTGGATCAAAACCTTTTTCAATCAATAAAGGTAAACTTGCAGGTTTGCACCAAGCAAATACCAGCCACCCTGAGTATTTGGATTGTACATATTTCCATCGGGCTTCCCATAACATTCTGAATATACCTCTGCGGCGATATTCTTCATGCACCCAAGCATCTAGGAATTTAATTTTTTGATCTTTTTCTCGCTCCATATAAATATGACCCACAATTTCTCCATTAATCATGGCAATCCAGGTTTCTAACTCTTGAGCATTACTTTTTAAATGTACAATTTTTATATCTTCCATTTTAAACTTTTAACCATTTATTATCGTGATTGTATTTAAAACTTGCTATGTAATCTTGTGTCCATCTATTTGACTCAATCAACGATAAAAATAATTCGCCGTTATCTCTACTATACAAGTGGTACGTTTCATTGATTATTGGCTCAAAATTGAATTTTGACTTATATACTAAATCGTTCCACTTATACTCATCAATTAGTTTTTGATACTCCTGCTTCAGTTCTTCAAACTTAGATAGAAATTGCTTGTTAACATTTGCAACACGAGGTTGCTTCCAGTGATTAATATCCTGCACTGCTATAGCAGGAGCACCAACGTTGCTAGCATAAGGTAGCAGACCTGGACTATCAGCAACGTTGTCTGGTTTTTCCATAACTAATTTGATAAAACGGCTTTAATTGCTGGGTGTGATTGCATATCTTACTATACAAGCTCTAAATCCTTCTGGTCTATACTCTTCAGGATTTGTTAATACTCTCTCTAATAAGTCACGAATCATCTGTTTATCATCTTCATATGTTCTTTCAGGAGCATCAATGTCTTGTGGAAAATCAGGTGACCAAGTAATTGTAATGCTTTGTTTTGGTTCAAAGGTTGCAGGGTCATATACTGTTGGCGCAAAAACACAACCATCTTTTACTGGGGCATGTAGTTCTATTGGGTCATACATAACTGGAGTGAATAATACCTTATAAACATATCCTACCTTACCTGGATGTTTGGGATCTTCTTCACCTGCTAATTTGACTGATTTAGCTACTATTGGTTCATTATTTTCAGATAGTCCTGAAGGCAATTCCATCCATACAATTCTATCAAAACCGAAGTGCTTAATAAGCTCAGCTTCTACTTGTATTCTTTGCTCTTCTGTTAGATTATCAATACCGAAAGTATTATCTAAACTGTGGTTGTTTTCAAGTGGAGCATTTGGAGCACAAATACTCATTAGTTTTTTTGTTAATTCTGTTGTCATAACTTATATTTTTTTAATTTGATAAAGGTGCTTTAATGGTTGGGTGTGATTGATTTTTTAATCTGCTCTAATAAAATATCCACCTGTTCATCCAGCATACTGATACCATGCATTTCTTTTATTGATTGGTATTCATTAAGACCAATTGTTGCGTTTGCTTCTTTTTCACCATCGGTGATTGTAATTTTGATTTGTAAATTTTCCATAACTTATATTTTTTTAATTTGATAAAGGGAATTTAATTGCTGGGTGAGATTCATATCCTTCAACATAAAAGTCTCTGGGTCTGATATCTTGTTGATCAAATACATTGGCATCTGGATTCCAGAATTCATTATTGATTATAAGTTTGCCTAATAACATCGGCGATCTTGTTAGCTGTTCTTTCACTCCATCAATTTGATCTAAGTAAATATGACAATCTCCTAAGTTACCTACTAATTCATCAGGAACCATATTAGTTTCCATTGCCAATAACTCTAATAATAAAGCATATGATGCAATGTTGAAAGGTAAACCTAATGGAGTATCTACTGAGCGTTGATTCCACATTAGAGAGATTGCTCGTTTAGGTATTCCAGCTTCATCACAAACTTTATGCATTTCAGTATCAGCATCAATTGTTTCGTAATTACCTTCTTTAATAGATTCATATAGTCTAGTGCTTCCATTAGATCCTAAAGCAGTTCTTTCTTTAGCACTCAACTCTCTTGTATAAACTTGAAATCCATAATGACAAGGTGGAAGTGTCATATGATGTAACTCTCCTACATTCCAAGCTGATACCATTAACCGTCTAGAGTTTGGGTTTGTTTTGAGTGATTGAATAAGAATTTTGATTTGGTCAATTGGGCCAAAGTATCCATTAACTTCAGGGAAACTCCAAGCTCTCCACTGCTTACCATAAATTGGTCCTAATTCACCAAATTTATTAGCAAACTCATTATCGGTTTTGATTTTGTTAATGAACCATTCTTTTATATTTACCATCTGACCAGCATCGCTAATCATTTGTTCATCTGCGTTTGGGTTATTTTTTATGTAGTTAGCAAAACAATCACCATCCCATACATGACAATTATTATCAACGAGATACTTGATATTAGTATCACCTCGCAAGAACCACAATAACTCAGTTACAATGCTTTTCCAAGCCATTTTCTTTGTTGTGAGTAGTGGAAAACCTAAACTCATATCATGACGAATCTGTCTTCCAAACACTGACCTAGTACCAGTACCTGTTCTGTCTGCCTTCTCTACTCCATTGTCTAGAATGTCTTTGAGTAGCTTGAGGTAATCATGTTCTATGTTTTTCATATTTTTTTGTAAAATGATATGCCAAAGTCCCACATTAAAAAGCTAATGCTGATTACTAAGAATTTAGTTGTTTCGAATTTATTACTCGTTATGAATACGGTAGGAATCAATGCCAGTTGTTTGAAACGACCGCCCCATACGGTATGTAAATAAAATTTAATCTTCATCGTGAATCATGTATTTATATAAATGATATCCTAACCAAATTAGGCTTATAATCCAACCGCTAATCAATACTATCGATGTCCATTTCATATTCAGCATCCTGTATAGTTTCACAAAACATAAAGTGAGTATCTGATCTTAATACATGATCACATTCTCGCCATTGCATATACAATTGTACATGTTCCATATTAGGTTCTTCATCTAATCGTTTAGCAAAATGATTGATTGGTTTTTGATCTTTGATAATGTATGCATTATCTCCGTGACAATATATCGATCTCATTTCAGCCACCCTTCTATTGCCATAACAATTGCATCCGAAATTTGCAGTTTAGGATCGTCTTTCATTGCTTTTAACGCATATGTTACTACATATGTTTCGCATCCTAAATCTCGTGCTTCATGTAACACGTGTTCAACAATGTCCAAGGACCGGTGAATATCCTCTACTGGTCCTACTTGGAAATTATGTTTTGCAGTACTGTATCTTTTCATCACATCATTGGCATCGGAGCTTCTTTTTCTTCTGAAGGCTCATCTACAATTACACATTCTGTCATTAAAATCATTGAAGCAATTGATACGGCATTTTCAACTGCCGTTCTGGTTACTTTGGTTGGATCAACAATACCCATTTCAATCATATCGCCATATTCATTGGTACGAGCATTATATCCATGTGCTGATTGACCTTCTTTGACAAAGTGCACTACTACATCACCATTACCACCTGCATTGCTAACAATTTGATACAATGGAGCTTCTAATGCTTTTTTAACAATGTCAACACCTAAACGTTCATCTTCATTTACTGAATCAATTGTTAAATTTTCAATAGCTCGGATCAAAGCAACGCCGCCGCCCGGAACAATACCTTCTTCAACTGCTGCTCGTGTTGCTGCCAATGCATCATCAACTCGGTCTTTCTTTTCCTTCATTTCAGTTTCAGTTGCAGCGCCGATATACAATACTGCTACTCCACCCGCAAGTTTAGCTAAACGCTCTTGAAGTTTTTCTTTTTCATAATCAGATGTTGTATTTTCAATTTCAACTCGGATCTGTTCAATGCGTTTCGCCACTGCATCTGCTTCACCAAAGCCATTGATAATAGTTGTCTTATCTTTGCTAATATCAACCTTTTCGCAAGTACCTAACACTTCTGTACTAACTTCGGATAACTTGTATCCAGTCTCTTCTGAAACAACAGTACCGCCCGTTAAAATAGCCAAATCTTCAAGCATTGCTTTGCGTTTATCTCCAAAGCCTGGAGCTTTGACTGCTGCAATTTTCAATGCACCTCTGATGCGATTAACAACCAATGTACCTAATGCATCGCCATCTACATCATCTGCAATGATCAATAAGCCTTTGCCGGTTTGAACTACTGGCTCTAAGATAGGAAGTAACTCTTTCATTGAAGATACTTTGCCATCAACTAACAAGATATATGGATCATCCATTTCGACCGTCATCTTTTCTTGATTAGTTACAAAATAAGGAGAAAGATAACCGCGATCAAACTGCATTCCTTCTACTGTCTTGATTTCAGTTTCAGTACCCTTAGCTTCCTCTACAGTAATCACACCATCTCGTCCAACTACTCGAATCGCCTCGGCAATAAGTGAACCAATCGATTCATCATTGTTTGCAGAAATTGTTGCAACTTGTTTTACTTTCTCAACATCAATACCTACTTCTTGTGACATTGATTTAAGATTAGCAATCACAGCACCAGATGCTTTATCCATTCCTCGTTTTAAATCAATTGGATTTGCTCCTGCTGCCACACTCTTAAGACCTGCTGTGACAAGTGACTGCGCCAATACGGTTGCTGTAGTTGTTCCATCACCTGCATTGTCTGCTGTCTTTGATGCAACTTCTTTAACCATTTGAGCACCAAGATTTTCGATAGGGTCTTTAAGTGTTACTTCTTTAGCTACACTTACTCCATCCTTTGTTACGTGGGGTACACCAAATGTTTTTCCGATTACTACATTGCGACCTTTAGGTCCTAATGTGACTTTAACTGCATCTGCTAATGCATCTACTCCCGCCTTTAATTTAGCACGAGCATCTGAATTAAATTCAATTTGTTTTGCCATAACTTTACTTATCCTTTTTTATAACTTTTATTTATAATATATATAACTATTGAGCAATCTCCAAGAATTTTGTATTCAATGTTCTGGATACTTGCAACATATTTTTTGGATCAATAAACTCCGAATCCATACCGTACATCTTTTGGAACATTTCACGATCTGATTCATGGTAGTGACTATTCGAATCATATGTGATGAAATAGCTTATGATATTGATATTATTTTCACGGAAGTTATTGATAACTCGACGCGTGAAGTTAACACCATTATAATATTGAGCACAACCATATACATTGGTTGGAGCACCATCTGAATAATTCACAAAGATACACTCATCGCCTTTTGCATCAGCCTTGATATACTTCTCGATACTCTTGAAAGACAATCCTTCTGGAGTACAACCAAAGCAATCCAAGTAACGGAACATGTTGCGAATCTTACTCATCTTGTCTTTTGCAGAGTCATATGCATACACAGTAACACAACGCTCTTTACCACTTTGTGAGTCAGTGCCTCGTAGTGAAATTTGCACTCGGATACCTGTCGTCATGGAAGCTGCTTGTGCAACTGCTACTGCTGACGTGATTGAGTTGTAAAACTTCAAACCATCCATTGAGCCTGATGCATCAATTGAAATGTGAATGAAATAATTCTTGAAACGATCTGTTACAATGCGATGGAATACATTTGCATTGTCATAGCCAAGCTGTGAAATCAATCTGCGATCAATCTTACCTGATTCAAGTCGAGTGCTTTTCAAACTGCGATCTGCATTACGAAGCTGCAGCTTCTTGCCAAGTTGCTTGCCTAATACCAAACCACGATCAACTGCTTCTTGATTCTTACGAATGTCTCTTGAATAATATGAGTCACGATTAATGTCATCATTAAAGTCTAGGGTACCATTTATGTATTCTGCAGCATAGTTTGCAAATAGTCTCGGCATTGCTGTAATGATAGCAGGAGTCAATTTGCGAATAACAATTGCATCAATGATATCTGCATTGCCAGCACCAGTAGCTACTTGTACCGTCTCGGTGCCTGATTCTTGGATTGCTTTTACAATGCTGGCTTGCGCATTAGTCAACCGACCTGTCTTTTTCAAAATGCCTTTAACAAACTTGCGTTGTGCCTCAATAGCTTTGTCAAGTTTCTTTTGCTCGGATGGAGATAATGTCGAAGCATTTTTGGAATTGATATCTCCTTCATCACCATCACCTTCAGAATCTTCATCATCTTCTGAATCTTCATCATCATTGCCACTGCCTTTGTTGGTACCTTCGTAATTATTGTCACTTTGTGAACCATCACCATTATCTGAATCATCCTGTTGTGCTTGCTCAGGTGTTGCTGCAACTGCCGCTTTGATCTGCTTATAAATCTCAATTGCAACTCGAAGAGCATCCTCGGTAGTTTTAAGTCGATTGATATTGCGAAGATCAATAGTATTCCAAATAGCTTTCAAAGCACCGAGTGCATTCAAATCGCGATTAGGATTAGTGAAGTTAATGATGTGAAAGAAATAATCATCCCAAGTCTCCTGTGTCTTTTCACCATTACGAAGAGCTTTATCAATAATCTTATCATTGAAATAAGCATCATACATTGCTTCATAATACATGCGGTAACCTGGAGCTGTCTTGTAAATGTGAAAGTCGATGCGCCGGTCTTCAATCCAATTGAGTAGATCCTTGACCACTGCATAATCGCGTTCAGTCATTGTCATATCCGGATCAATACCTGAATATTGACAAATCTGAGCCATCTTAGTATTACCTAAATAGCTTGTATAACCGCCTGTTACGGATTTGAATAGCGAAAAGTCTGTGAGTGCAATATGCGAGCCTTCATGTAATGCCAATCCAACTGCAGGGTCAAAATTCTTGCCATCTAATTTAGTGCCAATAACAACCTTTTCGCCGTCGGTGTAACTATTATCACTACTTTGGAATACTACTGGAATTGCACGACCGGTAACAATATTTACAAAGTTACCAATTGCACGTTGCGTTGCAGCTAACTTGGTATAGTCAATACCTGTTTCTGATTTGAAAGTGGTATCAAAATCATCATTGAGCCAAAAGCTTGATGCTTGAGTGTCTTTATACTTGCCGCCTAATATTTTATCGATAATACTCATAACTCTTATTTTCTATATTATAAGAAATTAAATTCAAGTATCCAACCTGTACAGTAAAAAAGGGCGACATTTCTGCCACCCTCTTTTGAGCTATGAAAAATTTAAAGAGAATTAGATTCCTCAGTCTCTACATCCGCTGCATTGAAGATGTCATTCATCTCCGTAGCCATATGTTTCTGGATAATTTGTTTAACGAAAACACGTTCTGAATCCGTTCCGCCCGATGCATCAAAGAAAGGAAGGATTGCTACCTCTGCTGCTTCTGTAAGCGAAAACCCATCTGCTAACAATTCACACAATCTAACTGTCATACGAGTTGATACCATTGTGGTAAGTTTACCATCTTCCGATCTCCATTCTTTGCGTGTTGCATCTGCAATATCAGCAACTGCGTGGATAAGAGCTGACGATACATTATCTTTAAAGCGACGAGACAATAAATCTTCTTCTTGAGAAAGAGTCAAGATATCAACCTCAATGATTTCAAAACGATCCATTAATGCTCGGTCCAATACTCGGGTCGATGTATACTCCGTACCAATGTTTGCTGTAGCAATAAAGGATACTCCTTGTGCAACGTGAATAGTCGGTGCATTGATATCTTCATCAAGTCGAAGGTAACGCTGACCTTCATCTAATACTGTCATTAAGATATTCCATGCTTCTGGATGCGCACGAGATAACTCATCTAAAAGCACGACTGCATTCTCGGTTTGAATTGCTTTTACAAATGCAGACTCATCAAATGTTGTCTGTCCATCTTTAAAGTGAGTGTTACCAATAAGCGTCGCTCTAGGATCTTGAGTTGCACCCAAGTTAAAATAAAAGAAAGGACGATTAGTTGCCTTAGGAAGATCCTTTGCTGCTTGTGTCTTACCACAACCTGCAGGCCCAACCATCATGATATTTTTTCCGCGAACTGCTGAACGAACTAAATATTTCCATTTAACATCAGACATTTCTAATGTTGCAGGTTTGATCTTATGAGCATTCTGAATAAGTTGCATTACTGGATCAAGTTCTTTTTTCACTGACGACTCTGGTTGGGGTTTAGGTAAATCTTCTAATTCTAGGCCTTGTTTATTCATACGCTTCGCGCGACCCGATTCTTCATCAAATAAAAGAATTTCGTCATTATTGAATGCGTGCTGAATCATGATAGGACGGAACAACGCCGTTATATCTTTATCAGTACCAAATTCGATGATTACTTGTTTGCCGTTGACAATGGTTGGCACTCCAATTTTCTTGTTTTTCATAACTCTTTATTTTCTATATTATATGAAATAAGAGTTAAGAATCCAATCTTTCGTCAACTTTTTTATGTTTCTTTTTGCGTGTATATGATTTTTTGTTCTTATGCACCACAGGCCGCGTTGCCTGCCAAATTTCCTGCATAGTTACTTCAATCTTTTCCATGATGTTATTATAGGAAAAAGGATACAAAGATCCAAATTACCACTTACGGCAAGACCAATATCTTGCAGATGTTCTGTCTTTGGCAGTATGACAACGGTGTCTTGCTCTAAACGAACGTCTACGTGCTGGATCGCTCTTACGTATTCTCATATTAGGGTCGCCGAAGTTAACCTTTACAACGTTGCCTTTAGCATTTTTAACGTAGACTTTGAATTTCTTAACATCGCCGCGCATTGGTTTACCTAATTGTACTTTGCGTCCTTGATATTCTGCTTCTGTAATTACATCAAATTTACCTGCTTTGATGTCTTCCATCATTGCAATTGCACATTCTGTACAGATTGACATTTCTTCCATATTTTCCTTTTTCATTCTTCCGCGTTTCATGTTAAGATTCCATTGAGCCATTTTTTGTCGTTCGCCTGTGGAATTTTTTGCAATTTTTTCTAATTGCGAAATTGACATTTCTTGACTCACTCCAACTCGTTTAGATATTCCTTTACGCCCCGGATTCTTACCATCAGCAAAATTTTCTTCTATTTCTTCATTCTTAGATTTTTTACCCCAATTCTTTGCACCTTTTTTTCTACAAGCTGAAAGTGCTAATGAACCATATGCCGACGGCCATGTACCGCCATCGCGAGTATAACGAGCTTTTACTTTGCGATAACAAGCATCTCGTTTTGCTTTTTTCTCTTCATCAATAACAGTTTCAGCTTTTGGAGTACGTTTACCCATTCCAACTCTACGTTTTTGAGCAACTAATGCATCTTTTTCTTTTTTATCAAATGAGCTCCAAGTTTTCGGAGTGTCTGAAGAAACTTTTTTGCTAGGTCGACATTTCTTTACACCTTTAGTTTTGTCATTGCCGCAAGGTCTACCATGTTGGTCTACCCATTTTTCTTTAACCCAACGACGTAAATCTTCATTCATCAAATTTTGAAGTTTAATCATTGTACCTCCTGTCGAATTCCTAATTGTGGAATACGTTTTTTCCATACTGATAAAATTTTTGTTTTATCTTCCGGAGTTATTGATTTGTTATTCACCCATATATCTAAATAATCGTTAACAACTTTAGAAAATGGAGTTCTTGTTTTTTTAGCTCGTAAATATAAACCTTGAATCATTGCATCTATTTCTTTAGGCAATGTAAAATATCGAGCTGGGGGCAATGCGCCTGCTTCTATTTTAGATCGAACAGCTTGGTCTGATGGAATAAATTTACTATCAATTGTATTCCACCCCGATTGTGTTATATGTTCAATTTCATGACGAAGCGTGTCTCGCAAATCCATTGCGACTTCTGATAATAACTTAGGATATTCTGCAGGATCCATTTTGAAACGAATTTCAATAAGCGGCAATTCATCAGAGTGTCGTTTTGTATTATTATACGCATCACCTCCTACATGTAAGTCATTGTAACCTTCAATCCATTGAATTTTTAATTCTAAATAAAATTCAACCGGGATATCTGTATTTTCTACTTCTTCAAAATATATGTTATCAAATGCAGCCGGATCTTCTATATTGGGTACTGGTTCGCCTTGTTTAAAATAAATTTTTTCGCCGCCGAAGAAACCTTCCGGATCATCTTTTGATGCAAAACTATCTTTAATTACATGTAGCAAAGTTTTTGATAGTTTAGTAACTAATCCATCATAACGGCCTTCTGCAATTAATTTTTTTAATGATATCATAATAAATCTTTTAGTTTAATAACACCGTCAGCTATATTTTTCATTTTAAGTATTTCACTTTTATTTGATCGCAATTGTTTTACTATCTGAGATACTAGTTGTTTATATTGTTTCGGAGAATTTGCATGCAACGTATTAAATAATGTCTCCGTAGATCGATTTGTACCAAATTGTGACGTAGTTTTACTAAAAAGTAATTTCCGAACATCATTAGTAAAATACTTTGAATTGTCTGTTGTAAAATATTTAATTGCATCATCTAAAACTTGCAAAGTTTTTTTCTTACCTGCAGTTTTAGCTAATTTATTTGTTCCATATACAATTTGTTCTAATGCCTGTGGCCTAAGTGCACTTTGTTCAAAATCATGAAAATAATAGTTTTTAAACCAATTTTTTGTTGGATTTTTAGCATCTGGTTGGAATGTCCAACGCATCCCCGCGCGCGGATCATATGATACATTTAATTTTTTACTTTGCGTAATAGCAGGATCTTTTATGTGGGCTAATTCGTGAGTTAATACACTTTTGAATTGTTGTTTATTAATTGTACCAGATTTAGTCATAAATCTTTCAGGTACCATATATATTTCGCCAGCATCGGTTGCCCAACCGCGTGATGTTTTCTCGCCGAGAGTTTCAGCCCTAGATAAAGTTACCATATGTACTTTAACATCTCGTGTTATCATACGGGGTTGGCCTGGCAGAATTTTAGTATGTTTTTGTCCTATATTTGTTGGACTAGGAAATTCATATCTAGCAGCCATTGGTGCTCGTACATTTGCATTTTTTATGTTATATGTTTTAAAATATATTTCATACCAATTTTCTGGCGAGCCTTTTTGACTTAATTTAAATACATCATCTGCAATTTGATCTAAACTTTGTAATTCTGTAGGCGAAAATTTAATTCCAGCAGTGATGCCTAAGCCTTGCGCAGCAAATTTCTTTTCAGCCATTTGTTTTATATCTTGGTAAGTATATTTACCATTAAATATTCCAGATTGTACAGACTGCCATTCTTCAGGTGTTAACGATTTTTTATATGCTTGAAGTTTTGGATCTTTAAGAATAGCTTTCCATGTTTCAGCAGGTGTTTTTACTGAATCATATAAAAACTTTTCATGTTGTTGAAATTGTCTAATTAGATTTGCTTCGTCATCCGGTAAAGATGCCAATTCTTTCTCAGTAATACTTTTAAAGGATCCTGTTTTGTTAAAACTTTTAAATTTTGAAATCTTTGCACCTAATTTTGCTAACGCTGCCCTTTTAAATTTTTGTACTGCAGGAATTCTTTGTACAACACGACTAATAAATGGTAATGCTGCAAAAAATGCAGAAACGCCGGCTCCAAATTTATTTCCTTCATCCCAATAAAGTTTTGCATCAGCTGTCATGGCTAAACTAGCTAAGCCAATGCCAACCGGGCCAGCAAAATAAAGTAATGATGCTGCATTTTCAATTCCAGCGTGCATTTCATGAGATTTAAATGCTGATAATAAATTAGTTGTATATGGCGCGTACAACGCCGGGTCCATTAACATTTTATACAACAAATCTTTTTTTATTGAATTTTTTTTCGATGCCCAATTGTTAAATAACATTTGCAATGTCTGAGCTTCAGATGGTCTTCGGCTACTACTAGGAACCATTCCTGCAGCGCCCGGGCGCCGATAACTAATCTCTTCGATTAAGTCTTCCCAAGTAAAAACTTTCTTAACTGTCCAGAACCAATCTTTTTGAGGTAATACTTTTACTAAATGTTCAGCTACTTTATATAAGTCTCTGAAATCCATGAATTCGTGGAGATATTCTCCTAATCCACGATTACCTGTTAATTTCTGCAATTCTCTATTAACTAGTTTATATTGTTCAATTGATAATATTTGTTTTATAGAGCTTAATGCTCCCTTTTCATTATCTAAAAAAATACCTTTTGAATCATATATTTGTTGTGCTAGTTTTTTCGCAGCTTCTTGCTTTACTTGTTGTTGAGATTTGAATTTTTGTTCATCGAGTAAATTTACTAGCTGTATCATATTAATAAATATCACTCAAGTAAATTGTAATTCCAATATTTTTCTTTTTCTTCATTATACGGATTACCTGTTTGTTGATAATAACAATTTAGACAAAGCATTTGTAAATTTGCAACAACGTGATTAGTTTCGTCACCATCTAGATGATCTAGTTTCAATGGCACTGTATCATCTGTTATTCTTCGTTCTGAATAACCACAACTTGCACATTCTTCTTTAAAGATTCCTAATGCCAATAATCTATTTCGAAGTTTCCAAGAAGGATAGTTAGGATGCTTACCTGACAATATATTATCAATAGAGTAGATACCTTTTGATGCTTTCTGAACATCTTTAGGGATACCTACTCCAAATTGATTTTTATGTAGCTCATATAATGTTTTACCAGTATCTCGATCTGTATATAATCGAGCATACTTTTTATAAGTAGTAAATGATACTTTAAGAAAGCGAGCGGCTTCTGCATTAGACTTTGTATTTTCCATTGCATAACGAATTTCACTTTCTGGTATATCTAAAGCAGTTTTGCCTATACCATATACATACTTATATTGTTTATCTGCCATTAATAAACTCCATGTTTACGAAGCTCTGACACAGCATCGCGAGGCATCGTTTTTGTATCATACATTTCTAAAAGCATTGATTTTAATTTAATTGCTTGATCATTAAAAAATGATGAATGCACTTTAGATTGTTTTTGAACTTCAGCAATCCAAAATGAATAAACTGGAAATGCATCATCAAATCTATCAGCATCGGTTCGATTCTCCCAATATTCAATTTGATCTTTCAATGGCCACATATGAATTGGAAGATCTGGATCTTTTCTGATACCGGGTTTACGTACTAAATGTTTTTCTTTATTCATATTCTTTGATATGAATTTGTCCATAATGTTAATTGAACGATCCTTCGGCGATTCGCCAGTGTGTGCAGATTTTCTACCCATTTGTTTTTATTTTATTTGTTAGTATAACTATTTTACGCCATGCATCTTCTGCTGCATAGATATATTTTTTAAAATTTATGATGTCTCTTGATTCGCGGGCTTTGTCAGCTCGTTTCATATTTCTATGATATGTTGCATGTAACAACCCAATTTTTATTTTTATAATAAATGTAATCATTTTACTTGTTTTTTAACTATAGTTTTCAATTTACATTGATTAAGTATATTACTAACATGCATACATTCTTCATAACTATCTGCGTATATCGCACACAGTTTTGCTTGATCAACTATTATTGCACATTGATATGCTTGCAATTCATTAAAATCACAGTATGACATCAAACAATCTACAACATGATCAAATGTAATTCGATCATCATTGTATAAGACTACTTCATGAAGTCCTTTGTTAGATTTTTTGTAAACTTTCTTTGACATCTCTAATTATTACACATTGTTCAAACAATTCGCGATCTTCTGCAAAACGCAATGATTCGTTTAAAAATTTCATTTTACGTTCAGTATCCCAATATTCAGGCCAATCCCATTTATCAGTAGCCATTACGTTGATAGAATCAACAAATAAACGTTCTATGAAATTATGATCCATAACTTATTATATGAAAAATTAAATATCAATCCAAATCAAAATATTTTTTTAATTGATTGATTGTATCTTGTACATTATTAGGATTATGTTTAATACCAATACCTTTTTTCATTTCCCACGCATTAATATTATCTAAACTGTCATCAATAAGTATAGATTTTGGATTTGCATAAATATTTTTACTAATACCGGTTGCTACAAATTTGACATCAGGTGTTGGTTTTAAGTATTGATTAATTTGATCTCGTTTAGTCTTTTCATTGGCAACTCGATTTGATGTACCTACTGCTGAAAGTATTATTGGATCTAAATTTTTTATTTTATCCCAAAGTGCTGCGCCAATATACTCAGTTTTATTTCCATTACCTCCTACATCGGCACTCATTTTTTTAAATAACACATCACCCATATCAACATATAATGTATATGTAGCTAATTCTTCATTTAATAAAGATTTTAAACGTATCATATTATTACTTATTATGTAATTACTAACTTAAGATCATGGTCTAAAGAAGAATCACTAGTATTTATCATTAAAATATATGTACCTGGCGACGCCGGCGCTTCAAATTTTAATATTCCTTGTTGTACATTATCCCAATGATGCTCATCAACCATTTGGCCAAACAATTTATAAATTTTTATATCAATTGAATCAATTGGTAATATGTTAGATGATACTTTTATTGTAATTGCATCTCCAGGCTTTGCTGGATTCGGATACATAGTATAATTAGAATCTGATTTTTTATTAGATGTATTATCTTTTGCTGTAGTTGTATTAGATGATACATTACTTTTTATAAATTTGTCAATCTTTAAAGCATTATCGATACGTTGTTGTTTGCTGCCTGGTATTGGTTTAAAAACATTATCCATTAAATTTGCAGCACTAGCTGCAATATCTCCAGATACTATACTACGATCATATTTTTTAACATATTCTTTTGATAAACCTTTATATGTACCATCTTCTTGTTTGTAATACATCAATGCTTTATCAATACCAGGTATTGGTTTGTCGTACCATAAGTAACCATTTTTTAATTCACATTTCATGAAATCTAATTGAGTTGATAATGCACTTTTAGATTTTCCAATATGTTTTGCAAATGCAGTTAATGCTTGTTTACGTCCATAGCCCGGATCCCATTGACATAATCCATAACCGCCGGTACCGCCTGCTTCAGTGGTATCTGGATCGCAACCCGATTCATGTGATATGTTACCAGCTAATGCTACCGCACCAGTATAACTAAAACCGCGGGCTTGTAAACCTTTTACAATTTCTTTAGCTTTTTCTAGTTCGCCAGGAGCATTTAGATCAAATTCTAACAATAAAGATTTAAGGCGTATCATTATTTGCCTTTTGTCTCACGAATAATCAATTCACCTAAAACTTCTAATCGGCCTACTTCTCTTTGAAACTCAATTTGTGTCATGGATGTAGATATTTTTTTATATGTAACATCATATTCTTTTTTAGCTTCATCTAAATTAAATTTTCCAGCAGCTGCTTTTTTATAATATGGAAGTTTAACTTTGAAATGATGCCATGTTAAAAGAGCTAAGCCTCCTTTTTTCTTTGCATTGTTAACAATCTTCTCAGCACCAGCTTCTCTAGTGTCAGCAAATGTTTCAAAAGTTTCTTTTTTATCTTTTGATTCAAAAAGTAAATTCATTAGTTTCATATTAATAAATATATTACCACATTTCTTCTTGAGTATATATACAAACTATTTCTTCATCCCGTTCAATATCGCGGATTGCTACAAATTCATCTAAAGTTAAATCGTGAATAACATTTGGAGAATCAGAATGATTTACAAAATATGCTAAATTAATATTATTTGGTGTACGAGATAAAAATATTCCGTCAGATGTAGAATTACACATTGTATTTAAATATGATTTTACATCTTCATGCAAACCTGAAAGTTCTGTCCACTGAATAAATATAGTATCAGCAGTAACATCATGTAGTAATACATCTCCTTTTCTTATCGGACGTATTGCAAATAAACCAACTCCAGAGCAAACCTTAGATGGTTTCAAACGAAGATTAGTATTATGAAGTATGTTTTGAATTATTTCCCGTTTCGTCATCTTGAGTTGTAAAATTAGTTATATAATTATAGTCAGTTTCAAAACCACCTTTACCTTCAACGGTATAGATATTCATATCAATTCTATATCCTGGATTTTTGTCAATGCGTTTAAATGTCCAAGCATTATCCATCCATATGATTCTATTATTAGGATAAATAAAAAAGTTACCATTATCCATCTTGAATACATGGCCACATTTGTGTTCTGGGGTTTCTGAGAAATTAGTATCTAATACATTTCTATTTTCATGAGACCAATCTAATGTAAACATATATATACCTTGCCGTTTAACACCCGTAATGGAAATTAAATCAGCTCGTAAACCAGATAAACGTTCTCTAATTTGTACATCAATATATGATGAAAAACAATCCCAATATACATGTTCTGTTAAAGGAAGAATTTCGGCATCCTTTTTCCAACAAAATGCATGGATAGGTCTTCGAGTCCAATTAACTCCATTTTCTAAAAAAGCCTCAAAGAGAGGTGTTCTTTTTTGTATAGATGCTACACTATGCACGTCAGCTAAAGTAAATTCTGCATGTCCACGTTCGTGATTAAACATGAATTCATTTCGTATATAACATGTAATAGTTGGAATGTTTGCATTTAAATATGCCATATAACTTTATTTTTTATGTTTTGATATTTCAACTGCTGCCAATTGAGCTAATGCTGCTTTTTTAGATTTAGGACGTTTAGATAATCTTCTGCCAGTTTCCGTTGTAGCAAAATATCCTGATTCTGTTTTTTCAATGCGTTCTGGCATCAATTGTTTTAAATGATTCTTGAAGTTAGCAGGAACGAATTGAGGTTGTTGCATATTATATGAATCTTGTTCCGATCCGTGATGCATTTCATTCATTAAAAAATCGCCTACCTCTTGAATATCATCTTTCGATGTAGCAATATGATCTGCTGCCCAATCGTGTCCATCACTCAATATTTCTTGAACTTGATTTGGATCTAATTCTAACAATGCATCTACATATTTCTTGATTGTTTTTAAATTGCCAAAGAACATGTAATTGCTATTGTTATCATTACATCCGCTGTTTCCGCCGCAACCGCAGCTACATTCATTTAATTTTTTCATTTACTATCCTCCTGCGGTGAACTCAGGGCTTGCGAGCCATTGCGAACCATCATGAATATACAAAACACCGGTGCTAAAACTCCAATATATACTGCCGCGCGCCGGACTACTTGGCTGAGTTGTTGGTAAAATAAAATTACCCGAACTGCCTAATGTGCCCAAATTCATAATCAATGTACTAGACCCCGTTATATTACCAGCTAATGGACCATTAACACTTAAACTACCAGTTACACCTAATGAACCAGTAATTCTAGCAGATCCTGTAAATGGAAAACTAGATGCATTTGCTACAAATGAAGCCGTCGTTGCAAATGATGCAGTCGTTGCAAATGATGCAGTCGTTGCAAATGATGCAGTCGTTGCAATACCAGTTAATGAACCACTAAAAGAACCAGTTGCAATAATAGTATCTGTACTTACTCCGCTTAATGCATCGATTGCACGTGTAATGTGTTCAGCTTGAACTGTACCACCATTAGTAATACCGGTTTTATTTATTACTGCCATTTACATTCCTTTTTTTATAAATAGGCCAATTCTTAGTTTTTTCATTTAGCCATTCTTGTCGATCATCGCACCCGCAATCTTCATTTAAAATTTGAGCAATACGCTTTGCAATTTGATCTAACTTGGTTACACTAGTTATTTTTTTAATATCATCACCCAAACCTTTACTTGACATAACGTGCTCCATTTTTAATCTTATTCATTAATTGAATCATCATTGTTTGCCATTGTGGTGTTCTAGGTATTTCAAATACCATAGTACCTGGAAATTGATATGATTGTTCTGGTTTCATTAGTTGCATATGACCCATATCATCGATACCTAAAACTTGATGTGGTACATTTTTCATTGTAATTTGATTGCTAGGTATCATGGTACATTGACCTGGATGATTCCATTGACCCATTGCATCTTGTACTGCATTAGTATGTTTCATTACATGATGCCAATCTTCCGTAGTCATACGTTTTTCTTGCATAATATGTTTTGATAATAAATCAGTTACTGTGTCAGCATCCGTACTTTCAATAGTTAATTGTCGTACGGTGTTTTGTTGCAACAATTCTTTCAAATGTTCAATCAAACCTTTATTTCTGAGATACTTGAATGCTAAATTTTCAATTGAATATTCGCCTTCTGTTTCTAATCCAGCTTGGCGCAATTCTCGTATCCTTAGTAATATTTCTCGAATTCTTTTTTCTAAATTCGGATGATCTTTTTTTAGATTGGTAATTTCATATTCAAATGGTTCTGCTTTCATTTGAATTAATGCATCATCAATTGATATAAGATCTGGCTGTGGACGATTTATCCATTTTTGTTGCATAACAGAATAGATGCCAACCGATGAATGTAAATTCTCATTTTTATCTTGTGCATACAACTCAATATCAATTCCTTTGTATTTTAAAGGAAAATTATGAGTCCATATTGCTTTTTTTAAATGAAGATAATTTTTTGTCATATGCAAATTATCACTAACTTGCATGAAATTAATTACAACATGTAAATCAATATCACTATACTTAGTCCAATTATAGTTTGCATTACTACCAATCAAAATTACATCTAATATTGGTGCATTGATTTCTAAAAACTCATAAAATTTTTCTGCAATTTTCATGAAATTTTTATGAAGTCCAGACCGTAGTTCGCCATCTTTCCATATTGCAGGATTCAATTCACTATGTGTTTGATATTCTTTTAGCATCTATTATAAATATCTCTATTTCCAAAATAGCTGTACTAAAATAAGAGAGAATGCTAATATTAATGATACGGCTGTTTTCATATTGATTCCTTCATCTTTAAACAAATATGTCATCAAAGTAAAAATCAATATTCCAGAAACAAATGATAAAAATCTACCGGGCCAAAATAATCCTGAAAACCCGCTGACAGAAAAACGTGTTGCTTCCATGAATGCCCATGTAATAGGAATGCCTGCTAACATCAATATCCAACGATATGTTTTCGCCCATGGCCATATTAGCGGGCCATTAGTTTGAACCCAAACGATTACTTGCCCAAATAAAAATATTAAAAATGCGTAGATTAAATGTTTGTAGTTCATAATAAATAATAAAGAATAATTAAACGTATTCCAAATTATTTACGATCGCCTTTGTGTAGATCTATTTTATCAAGAATTGTATTTAATGCTGCTATATCTATGAACCCAGATATTGAAGCATTTTTAAGTGCACTTATCAATTGAAAAACAATAAAAGGGACTAGAATAGTTTCACTCAACCAACTAGTCCCTTTAAATCCTTGTTCTACCATTAACAATGTTGTAAGCAGGATAATCCATGTTACAAGAGTTTTTAAAACTTTAAGTGCCTTGCAAGTCTGAAATCCTTCTCGTTTAATACCAGCAATTACACCAAAGAAGCCATCTGCCATTACTACTCCAACCAGTGCCAAGTATTGATCTGAATTTGACATTGCCAAATTGAAAAAATAAGTGCATATGAATGCCATAATCGTACCCAATGAATATATCCCCGCTGTTGCTAATGTAGTTGTTTTCATTACTTAATATCTGCTGATTCAATTAATGTATATGTAAATGATTTACCATGAATAGCTGCCGCTTTACGACAAATAGTCATAAATGATTCAAAATCAGACGCCTTTTTAAAAACTTGACAACCTTCACTCCAATTTTCTACATAAGTAGAATCTGCGCCTGCTTTGTGAATATTAATTCCAAATACTCCTTCAGCTATTTTATTCTCATCATAAGTCATATCACGATTTGCGTCACGATAAACTTTAACTGGCTTTTGTTGTCTTAATGCTTCATATTTGCCTTGATGTAAACCTAAAGTATGTGAGCCTCTGTATTGACCTTCAACTAAACGAGCAACTCCGCCTGCCGCTTTACCTTCCAACATACCTTTTTTACCTGGGTCTGTAGTAGCGGGCCAACAATGTGATTTCCATTCGCCGCCTTCTTTATAAGAAACAGTAATGCAATCATCAAATACATTAGTTACTTTATTTCCAGTTGCAGAGTTTCTAACTCCAACAATATTTACATCAAAATCTTTTGCACCTTCAAACCAAACATATCCTTTGGCTTTAACAGCAGTTTCAATTTGTTCTTTTGTATAACAACTCATACTAATTTCCTCAATATTATTTTACGTATTCGTAATATTTTTTAGTTTTTGCTTTTCTATCTTCTAAACCATGAGTTCCGCCATTGATACGCTTGGTAAGCGCTAGTATAGCTGCATCATTAACTCCCCGATCACAAATCGACCAAAGTTTGTTGCGATCAAAGAAAAACATTGCAGATTCAAATGCATAAGTAGTTGCTACTAGATCTGGAGTATCTAATATTTCTGGTTTCTTAAGATATTCTGCAAATGCTTTGTAATTTGATTTTCCTGTGAGTTGTAGTGCACCTCGGCCACGATATTTCCAACCATCCCCCGATGCTTCATCTCCATTACCCATTCGGCTTGCATACACTCGGTTGGCAATTTTTTCTGGTTGCCGCGCATAAGACTCTTCTAATGTTCCAGGAAAGTATTTTCCAAAAATGCCTTGTAGGCCTTGTGCTGAATAGTTTAGGTTTTCGCTAAATGCTTTGAACCCACCTGTTTCATGTGATGTCTGAGCAAAGAAATGCGAAGCACGTACTGGTGTTAACTTGTAATAAGCCATAGCAGCTTTCAATGTTCCAGGACCAAATGCTCCATCGGCAGTAACACCTACTTTTTCTTGTAAACTTTTTAAACTCATTATTCTTCCTCGTTAGTAGTTTCTTTTCCTTTACCTGCAAATTTTTCTAAACCTGCAATACCTAAACTACCTAATGTTACAACTACAAATGAATTATAGATATATTCATTCAATTTCAATTCGCTACCAAGGTAACCAGTAATTAAATCGACAAACATTGCAATTGTCATTACTGCAAATGACATAAAACCAATAATAGTTTTTTCATTAAAGTCATTTGAATTTTTAAAAATGTCTGTAAACTTTGCCATATATTCTCCCTTTTTGTATAAATATATGACAAAAGAGATTACCGGCAGTTAATGAGTTCTTTTACGAGGTCTTGTATGTGTAATATAGTTATTTTTAAATTGCCCAATTGAAACATTCCAACTTCGCCTGAATCTTGTATGATTGCTGAAAGATTTTCTATTATGTTATAATCTTGTTGAGTAAATTGGTTGCCATTAATTTCTACTATAATATCATCATAATCATAACGATCAGTGTTTGTTAGCGAATGACAACGTTTTCTTAAATCATATTTAGTTTTTGATTGTTCTAACGTAATATATTTCATCCATTCGGCGTCTGAATATATTCTATCACACCATGGCTCTAATAAACGCAATATATCTTGCGAACAATTTTCTACTCGAAATGCAATATTATATTTAGGAAGAATAACGGGATGTTGCCATTCGTTATTTTTAATCCAACACCCCCATTTCCTTAAATAATTTCTACCTGCTTTTTCAGATACTTGTTTAAAGTAATCATCATCCCGACCAACTTCTTCTGTCCATCGGTGGCCTCTACATGTTAAATGATATACAAATGCATCCCGACTTTGAATTAATTCATATCCTGCTAATATCCAACGTTGAAATATATCCGAATCTTCATATGGAAATGGTGCAAACAATGGATCATGGCCGCCGATTGCTTGAAAATCTGATTTATATAAAATCCATGGAGCAAACATTCCGTATGTTATGCGATCTAATTGAGTTTCCTGTTCATTGATAACAAATTGTTCAAATGCATCAATATCTAACGTATCAAAGTCTTGACCGAAGTCCATTATTACTTTTTCATTTCCCGGAGGGTGTAAAGGTGGCTCGATACGGGTTGCACAGACAACTTTTCCTGGCTCTAAGTGCTTAACTAAATTTTCTATATAACTTGGCCCAATAATCATATCGGCGTGTAAAATACCCACTATATCATTTGTAGCAAGTTCAATACCTTTATCATATAGAATAGTATGACCGATTCGGTCTTCACTGCGGAATATTCTAGTTTGATTTCCGGGCTGAGTTTCTACATGTTGCATCCACTCCCACGTTCCATCTGTAGAACCATCATCTAATAAAATAACTTCTGCCTCCGGGGCATGTTTTTGAATACTTGCATACACATTTTTTACGTGTCGCAAATTATTGTAACTAGGTATAATTAATGATATCATAATTTTTGTATTGTTACGCCCCAAATAACGTTAGGCGTATATATGTTATAATGTGAATAATATTTAGGATCATTGATTTCAGAAGTCATTTCTTCCCAATTTGTAAAATCTGATGAGTAATAAAACTTTTCATCAGAAACAAAATAACCATTTCTTTGTAATTCTCGTTTAATTATATTTTGACGCCGTAGGTCATAATATCTTAAAAATGGTTCGCCAGATTCTTCATAATTCATATATGGGCCAGCTGGCAATGTAATAATTAATTTAGAATTAGTATCCTTAAGTAGTTTGCAGGCTTTATTAATTCCCAATATATCGTGATTCCATCGACATGTATCATCTTCAGCTAATCCGTTTGCCATACGATTACCAGCAAACCAAAAACCAAAATGTTCGAATACAGAAATTGAAATTATAAAATCATATTTATTAGATTCATCAAATTCTATAAAATCACATTGTATATGTTTCCAATTGGTATTTTTTCGTAGCCAATAATGCGGTTCCGATGGCATGATGTCTGTAGTATTAACGTTAATAAAACCCTTTTCATGTATTGTTTCCGAAACCCCTTCGATGCCGCCCCGACATTCGCCTATAATTAATACTGACTTAGTATTATCAATTAATTGATTAGCAAAGTATGGTACTTCTACTATTTTTGTTCCTTGTAACTGTATCATACCGTATATGTTTCTCCGTAACGTCTCATATCAGAATATAATAAATTAAATTCCGAATTCAAAAAATAAGTATTCATATTATTTTCTGCATTTCGGCAAAATTCATCAACCCCAATGTTTATTTTATTTTCTTTAAATGTTAAAGAATTCATATGAGTAATTGTATTATTATCAGAAACAATTGTTTTAAAATTCATAGTTTCGCCAATACATCCGGTATAAAAATCTACACCCCAACCATAAATTAATTCTGCAGGATATTGTTGTATTTTTTCTAGAATATCTCTACGTATCAACGGTGCTTGAAAATCAATCCATCGCACTTCCCGAAGTCCCTTACCCCAATTCCACATCTGTTTCCATCTGCATTGATCAATTGATGCATTGATAACAGTTGACGAATATACAGCTGCATCGGATTGAGTTGCTTCCCGAAGCGACGTTGTTAAAAAAGATGGTCCATGGAATACTAAATCATTATTTAAAAAATAAAGATAATCATGATTTGTTGATAAAAAATAATCTAGTACTACATTAAATCCGCCGCCGAAGAACGCATTTTCATCTAAACGATGTGTTGTTGTTTTTGCCAATGATTCTGATGAACCGTTATCTAATACCATCAATTCACATTGTTCGAATAATGGATCTCGTTTTAATTGATTAACTAAATTATCTGTCCAAATTGGCAGATTATGATTAAGTGTTGCTATTAACATATTTAAAACCTTAATTGATTTGTTTCTTTGCTAGGCATAACTATTCCTAAAAAATTCTTTGCAATTGTTTGTTCTGTGTTTCCTTGTTGTTTAAAATCATTTAATTGTTCTAAATAATGAAATGGCTTAAACCAAGATTCGCATGGAACTAATCTAATAGCTTCTGACGCTAAAACATATTCACCATACCAAATAAGCTCGCCAGGAATCACATGTAATAACTGTTCAAATGTCAATTCATTTGGCTCTAAATAATTTTTTTTCATATGTTCAAATACTTTAACTGACCATAAGTTTGGACATGTCCAATCGTAGAATTTTCCGGTTCGTCCAAACAGATCCATAACCGTTTTTCTATCATGTTCATATGATTGTTTTACATTATCTAATAGATTTCCTTTAGTAGCCATCCATTGAAATAAATCTTTATTTTCATGCATTGTAGTATATGGAGTTTCTTCATCAAACATAAAATCATTAATAAAAAAATCTCGAATAAAATATGAATCGCCATCTACCCATAGATAGTTATTACATAATCCAGTTTCACTAAATTTCATTTTTACCAATTGTTGCGAAAACCAATTTTGATGAACAGTATCTTGAATGATATCTTCATCAAATATCATATTATAACCATCAGTTCCGATAATATCTTTAAACAATTGTTCTTGTTGTTTAGGTATTGATAAGTATACTGGAATATTATCTTTGTTATATTCTGCAGTAGTTTCAATAAGTTGTTTAGTATAGTGTACATGCGGAGCATGTGATTTAAATAAAAAAACTAAATTATCCATATTAATCAAATAAATTCAAAATTTTATATTTTTCGATATAATGTATCTTCTTTTTAGAACATTGAAAATCACTGTGAAATGCTCGTAATACATCTTTCGTAAAATAATACCGATGTTGTTGACTTTTAAACATTTTTAATGCATCTAATTTTTTATCATAAAATGGCTCTATATCTACATATAAATTAGATCTCCATGCATCTTGAGTACTAGGTGTATAATATTGAACTAAACTAATTTTACTATTACGAATCAATGCCGGCCCGAAGCCAGATATGTATCGATGTTCAAAATGCGAATCTGTTTCATTTGGTAAAAAAATTGCATCGAATTCTATTTCTGAATTTTTAATTATATTTTCAATTAATTGAATCCAATTTTCTTCTGAAAGTTCTTTAATAAATTTATAAGGAGTATTTATAATAGTTAAATTATTACAGCCGGCGGCAGCCCATACGTTTTCAACTTCTACTAAACGATGTTGTCCAGTTGATTCATCACAATCACCCCCTTGTGCTAATTGCAATAAATTAAATTTTGTGTCAGTATATTTTAATATAGTTCCTAACATACTGTATTCGACATCATCCGGGTGAGGTGATAAACAAAGTACGTTATTAAAATTTAGAAATTTCATATAAATGCTCCAATGTGTGAATTTTATTCATATCTTGTTGATATATAACTTGTATGTCTTGCATATTAAATAATTCTTCATTTAAATAATCTTTACCGCCTTGTCCTGCTAAATATGTAGTAGCTCCATAATATTTACATAAATCTACTAATCTAGCATTAGAAGTTAAAGATGTTTCATAATCTTCTACTATAATGGTATCGATATTTAATTTTTTAATTAGATATCGAATAATCGATGAATTTGTTTGATATAAATTATCTGTTATTAAATTATCCATCTCAGATAAAATATGTTTATATTTAGGTAATGAATTTTTAATTCGTTCCCAATCCTTTGAGGGATCAATGTATTGTTTTTTATTAATATTATCAATTCCTTTTCGTACACTCATCGTATTCCAACGGCCATCTAAATTAAATCTATTTTGAAACCCATTTTTTTCAAATTGGCAATTACCTAATAAAACAAATATATCAGCTTGTTGTATCTTTTGAAAAAAAGGATACCATGGTACGAAATTTGGCTGATGTATTGTAACTATCATATACCTAACTTATCTCGTTGTTCTTTCGTTAATTGATTAATATGACTAGCTGTTCCCCCATATCGCTCAATTAATCGAACCATTTGATTATAATCTAAATCATATCCTGCGGGCTGGGCTGCAGTTCCTTGTCCAGCAAATGATGGTTGACCATTATCATCTAATTTTCTATTTTCAAATACCGGATGATAACCCCCATTCGGATCGATACCAGCAAAGATAAATTCTTTATAATTTAGAAATTTTGCAAGAAAATTAGCAGCAGTTACACCACAAGATCCTGGCCATTCGTCTAAACTAGGTACTTGTGCATTTTCGCTATTAGTTCTATGTTGTTCTTCTAATTTAGAATTATCACCTGGATGAAGTTCGTATAGATAAAAATCAATATCATTAAATCTGTCAGGGAATATTTCAGTTAATTTAGAAAAATGTACATGTTGATTAACGCCGCCAAATCTAGGATTAAATTGAGAATGTAAAAAGCTAGGAACAATCATAGTTCTTACCTTTTTAAAATCATCATCTGATGTTAATTCCATCGGTTCAATATCATTAAAAAACACGTATGTCGGTTCTTCGCATAACCAAATTGCATTATTTAATGCAGCTACATCATATTTATCTGATTTTGGTAAATATAGCGCACTAGGGCCTTTACCTAAAATTATAATTGGTTTCATTTATCTCCTAATTTGTTTAATATATAGTCATATGTAAATTCGGGAGCAGATTCCCAATGTTTACTTAAAATATAATCATGATGATTCTTACAATAATCAGAATTTATATCATAGTAAATTGCAATTGCATTATCATCTTTATCAGGAAATCTCATATCTATTAATTGCAACTCTGGTAAATAATTTAGTATATCCGATGGATCGAATGCTAAACTATTAGTAATACCAATATCTTCAATAATGTATACGCCATCTTTATTTAATTTTGTTTTGAAGTTATTGAACGTCTGAATCTGATCATTTAATTCATGTGAACCATCATCAATAATAATGTGAAAATAACCATCTGGTATGCTTTCTAGAAATTTATTTCGTTCGAGCATACTATTAAAATCATTTGCACATGAATTAATTTGTATTAACTCTGTTCTAGGATATTCTTTTAATGTTTCTAAAACTTCATGGAACTTGCACCCAGGCCAATCTACTCGTTCAAATGTATCAGCTCCATAAATTTTTGCTTTAGTAAAGTATTCAGACCATAATTTTAGAGATGTGCCTCGCAAAATTCCAATTTCTAATATATTAATATCTTCATGTTGGTATATATGGAATAATCTATCATAAATCTCTAAGTATGTATGAGCGGGTATACTTTTATTTCCGCAATGCGGATCTTTATCACAATCCCACTTGTAGTGTTTTAATATATCTACTAATGTTTTATTTTTCACCCTGTTCCTTTATATAATTTAAAAATTTACGTATGCCAGTTTGTAAACTAGTTTTTGGAAACCATCCTATTTTTTTTAATTTATCACTATTACCGATGCAACCGAATTGATCTCCAGGATGACTTCCAATATCATTGATTTGATATTCTTCAATTGATTTATCATTAGCTTGTATTAATGAATATATCAATTCCCGTATAGTAGTTTTAATACCAGTTGAGACATTAAATGTATCTGAATTATTATTTGTTAACATTAATAACAATGCATCTACAACATCATCAACATAAATTATATCTCGATATCTATCTAGCGAACCAGTTACGTTAATCATATTACCTTTGATAACTTGATTTGCAAATGCAGATACTACACCTTTATATTCATTTGATAAATCTTGTCCTGGGCCGTATGTGTTCCATAATCTTAAAATAGAATATGAAAAATTATGTTGTTGTGCGAATTTCTTAATGTAATACTCGCCTGATAATTTACTAACTGCATAATTAGATAATGGATCTAATAAATCTGATTCTATTGCATTATCATTATTACCATATACTGCCATCGTTGATGTATATACAATATGTTTAACTTGTTTATGTGCTGCTAAATAACAAATTTGTAACGTACCTCTAATATTATAATTTAAATCTAACTGCGGATCTATTTCAGAACCTCTACCATATGGCTGTGCTGCTAAATGATATATAATATCAATTGGGTCTTCAATTTGTAATAAATCATCTGAACTAATATCTAATACATAATCAGCGTTATGATTTAAATCTACAGTAATTACATTATGATTCATTTCTTTTAATTTCGATACTAAATTAGTACCAATTAAACCATGGCCGCCTGTTACTAATATATTCATATGAATCTATAATTTAATTCGCCTAAATCTTCTATAGTATGTTTAATAATATCATTTGATTTTACTATACAATCAACTTGAGGTCCGCCGTTTATTGTAGTAGGAGTTCCTGTTAAAATTATATCGCCTTTATTCAATTTAACAATTTTAGAAATATAACTTACAGATAGATATGGATTCAAAATCATATCCATTGTATTACCACGCTGTAATTCTATTCCATTTATAAATGTTTTCATTTCTAAAGTTCGATTACGTAAATCTAAATGTTTAACATTCTTAGATATAGGACAAAAACCAGTTCTAGATTTAGAAAATGCTAAATGATGATCTCTATTATAAATACTATTACAAGTAATATCTCCAGCTACAAAAAAACCAGAGATGACATCATATGCATCATCTTCTGAAATATTTTCGCAGTCTTGATTAATTAATATGCCTAATTCAACTTCAGTCCAAACTATATCAACTTTATATGTTGGGTATGTAACATTTGAATTTTCATATGTTAAACAATTGGTAGATTTCAAAAAATATATCGGATCTTGATTTGATACCCCAATACCTCGATAATTTAATGCTAAACAATGTACATTATTGATGTTCATGATTTCTTTTATATAAAATTTCTGCAATTTCAAAATCTAATGGAGTATCAATTTCTATACCTTCTGCTTCTTCAATTGGATAAAATAAACAATTGTTAGTAATTGCATTTTTTGTTTGTAATAAACTTTTAACTTCAGAAATCATTACATTAAATGTTGGCAATTTAATAGGTTCAAGATCTTGAGAATTTGGCGTATTTGCTAAATCATAATTAATAGGCGAATCTTTAAACCATGCATGTTTTTTTGCAAATAATGCTGTTACTAACGAATCATACTGATCGGAATGATTTATAAACTCTTCATAACAATTTTTTAATGTACTATCTTTTAATAATGGAGCTGTTGGTTGAAGAATCATTATATATTTTGTATCAACACTATTTCCTAAATATTCATAATATTGACTATTATTACATTCAGAACTAGCATAAAATTCCGGCCGGCGTACAAATTTTACTTCATATTTTTTAGCCATAGCTTCTGCTACTTCACTGTCAGAATCGATAACAACTGGCAATCCTAATGTTTTAGCTTGTTTAATTTTTATTTCTAACAAACTAGAATTAGCAAATGGTTTGAAATTTTTATTTTTTACCCGTGTTGATCCAGCTCTGCAAGGTATTACAATTGTGATGTTATCCATTATAATAATCCACCATCTTTTAATTCATTAATACATGTATCCCAATCCGAAAAACGAAATGCTTTATCATCAATATATGCTACAGCTCTAGGTTTTTCTGCAGTTACTTTAGAAATATATTTATCTAAACCATGTTGTTCTAACCATTCCCAAACTAATTGCGTACCAGTTTTGCCATTAACTAATCCTCGATCTGGTTTTGCTTTAGCAGTATAACAAATTAATGTATATTTTTCAGATAATGTTTTCAATGCATCTTCGATTCCATCTACTGGGGTATCATATATAGTTCCATCATGATAACCTTTTGAATTCTTATGAATTACACCATCAAAATCAATTCCTAAATTAATAGTTTCATCTGGATAAGAATGTTTACGAATTCCTTTATTCCAATTTAATTGTTTTAATTCATCTGGACGATTTTGGTTAATAGGTGGAGTTGCACAACCTGAGCCATGAGTTAATTCATAAGTTAACAACAATGTTAAAACTTCTGCTGTATGATAATATTCTGCACCTAATTCTACAGTTGTACAATTTTCTACTTTTTCTGATAAAGGGTGAGATGTAATACAAGCAACATTTAATCCTCTTGTATTTGCCCATTGCAATGCTTTGATAATGTCTTTACTTCTACCTGAAGAACTAATACCTAATACCAATGATTGCGAAATTTGTTCCTCTGTACGATTTCTAGTAAATGCTTCCATCCAAGAAACCATCCATTGATCCCAATCTGTATCATTTATAAATGATGTTGCTAAAATTGCAGAACCCGGGGCTTGTGCTAAACGTTGTCCGTTTGATAATCTAGTGATGTCAGCGGCTGCGTGATCTGCAACTGCTAAATTACCACCATGTCCTAAAATGTAAATGTTGTTAGATTTGTTAAATTTGTGTTGTAAGTCGGACCATTCTTTAGAATGAATTACTTCTTCAAATCTACCAATTAAGTTTTCATAGTTTAACATAATATACCTTTTTATTGTTTATAACTTATAATATTTAATTTTTTGTCAAAGTCCAAATTTATTGTAACATTTTAAACTAGTATCTACTAATATTGGAACTTGTGATATTGATTGTATTTCTTTTATACTTCCAGGTTTGACATTCGGATTTCGTTGTAGACCAAATTCATAAAATGATTTTCGATCGCCGCCAATATGTGTAATTCCAATTTGATTGCTTACAACTGCATCGGCAATAATTGGTACTAAATTATCAATATATTCTTTTGATGACCATTTATCAATGTATGCAGTATCAAATGGAAAATCTTTATCGCAAAATTCCGTACGAATACTTAATGAATTTTCATGACATGAAACAATATATTCTCCTGCTGCTTTAGTTTTTGAATATTTTGTTAAAGGATTGATTTGATCGTTGATATCATACATACCTTTTTTGCCATCAAAGACGTGCGACGTTGAAATAAATATGAGTCTGATATTATAGTTAATACATAATTTTACGATGTTCGTAGTTCCAATAATATTGGTATCTAATGCTAATATTGGATCTTTTTCAACATCTGCAAATTTTGCAATTGCTGCACAATGAACTATAATATCAGGTATATTATTTTTAATTAAACTATCAAGTTGTTCATAATTTATGATATTAAATTCGGAATGCGATGGCGTTATACATGATACATTTCTAGATTGAAATTCTTGAGATAAATTTGAACCTAATAATCCAGATGCGCCTGTTATTAAAATTTTCATATAACTTCTTTAAAGATTTCAATATTGTAAAATTCCGGTGTACAAAAATCATAATTAGAAAAATCAATTTTTTCAAAAATTTCTTTAATAGTATCATTAGGTGTATATCTAGGTTGATACCCTAATAATGATTGAATCTTTTCAGTACTAACTTTATAATTTCTAATATCCGGATTATGTAGTATTTCTAAATCTACATGATAGCCTCGCGCTGTTAATTCAGATGCTACAATGTTTCCTAATTCTCCAATTGTATAATTGAATCCAGATAAATTAAAAACACCTGATATTGATAAATCAGATTCTAATGCTAAACGATATCCTTGTATGACATCTCTAATATCAATTAATGGTCTCCATAAATTTGCGCTATTAACTGTAATTTTCCCTTTAGATAATCCAGACATAATCATGGTATTGACTACTAAATCATAACGCATTCTTGGAGAAAAGCCGCCTACGGTACCTTTACGAAACATAATTGGTTTAAAGTTATCATCCTCTAAAATCATTAATCCATTTTCGCATTGTAATTTTGAAATTCCATATGCGTATGCTGGCTTAACAAAATCAGTTTCAGTTAATGTCTGATTGTCAGTAAAACCATATACACTACATGAACTAGCACAAATAAATCGTTTGATGCCGGCTTGTTTACAAATATATGCTAAATATGTTGGTATTGAGCAATTTCCATTAAAATTTAAATCTGGACGGAATTGTGCCATTGGATCATTTGATAATCCTCCTAAAAATATCATTGCATCAAAACCATTTAAATCTTCCACTCGAATTTCAGCTAAATCTTTTTTTATTCTAGTTATATTTTCAGATAAATAATCTCCAAACCAAAATAAATCTACAACAGTAATATCATAATCATTAGCTAATTCATTACAAAAACGAGAACCAATATATCCAGCTCCGCCGGCGACTAATATCTTTTTCATATTTAAAATTTAGGATTTTGTTTATATTCTGTGAATGATTGTGCATTTTTATCTTTTTCTGATAAAATCATATCTAAAATATCAATTGGAAATTCTAAATTTAATTCTGAAGATAATGGATTAATGCAACCATCGGCAAAACTATTATAATATGCTGATGTTTTATATATTAAATGAGTATCATCTTGTAAAGATAAAAATCCATGGGCATAATGACCTGGAATCCATATAATATTAAAATTTTTATCAGATAATGGGATCGTAATATATTGACCAAATGATGGTGAGTCTTTTCTTATATCTACAATGAAATCGATACCAGAACCTTTAACTACTCGTACTAACTTACCCATAGGTTTATCCCATTGATAATGTAATCCTCGAAATACATTTTTTTTAGATAATGAATGATTATCTTGCAAAAATTCAATATTGAGATGATCTTGTAATTGTTGATTAAATGATTCTAAAAAAAAGCCTCTATCATCATAATATACTGCAGGTGTAAATATAAATACATCGTCGAAATTAGTTTGCGTTATTGTCATATGTTTACTCGTTTTAAAAAGTTATCAGTATCTTCATACAATTCACCATTTAATGCAGCTTCATTAAACCAGTTACTAAATTTATCAATATCAATGACACCTGTATGTCTATCATTATGTTTGAATATTTGTTGACTTTCTATTCGAAGTTGATAAATTAAATCAATATCAATTTTATCAAAATGAACTAAATATAAATCTGGATATTCATCTGTATTAGCATCTGGGTGTGTTTGTAATTCAGGATGTGCTTTAACATCCGCATGCGGCCACCTTCCGCATAATGTGCCATGGCGACCAATCATCCAATGTACTGGTTGTTGCACTATACATGCTTTACTTTTAGACGGAAAATATCGTAAGTACTTACGCTGTTCATATAATGGTTTTGTATCGTCATATGACAGTTCATCTCCATATTGTATTACTTCAATACCACGTGGTCGAATAACTGGTTCTGTAAATGTATTTAAAACTTCTCGTAAATTTGGATGATAAAGAATTTCATCTCTATCTAAAAATATTACAACATCTACTCCTGATTCTAGTAATTTATGTTGAACTGCATTAATAATTGGAGCTTCTCTATCATGATACAACCCATAATCATATTCTTGTAAATCATCCCACACAACGCATTGATTTGCATCATATATATCATCTATATTACTAACTCGTTTTGCATCGATATTATATCGTTCTTTTAACGAATCAACCATATTAAAATTTGAGATATTATTTACTAAAAAAATTAGTTCACTCTCTTTAAATGTTCGAAGCCAATATTTAATTGCAATATCCATTAAATAATTTGGCGGACGTTCGCAATTTGTAATTAATTTAATTTTTCTTTCCATATTATTTTATTCCTTTTATCATACCATATTCATCAAATACTGGCATTTTACCCCATTTTTCTAACCATTTTTTAGAATTTTCAGATTCTGCTTTTCGCTGTCGTTCTGATGATTGACCGTTATTTTCTTCTAATCTATGACTACCTCTAGCTCCAAAATGCCATACAACGGAAGAAGCTGGTAAAATGAATCTTACGCCATGTTGAATCATTCTCAAAAATAAATCCATATCTTCCCAGCTGGCTGGTGCAAATCTTGGATCGTTGCCGCCTATTTCATCCCAAACTGATTTTTTAATTAAACCAGATACACCTTCCCCTTTTGGAATTTCAATATCCTTGTTTATTCTAATAAAATCCTCTGACCACGCATCAAAATAATTAGAATCAAAATTATGAAAATATTCCCCAAACATATTCAATGGAACTATAACTGTTCCGGGTCTACTCGATGAATTATTAAACATATTCGGTTCTACTCGATGTGGATTGATCCAAAGTTTTTCATCTGGATATTTTTCCTGAATATCTAAGAGTGATTTATCCCAATTTTTAGTTACATAAAAATCTGAATGAAGAAATAGAATATATTCTGTTTCAACGTGGTCTGCACAAACATTCATTCCGCCGCCGATTCCTCTAACTTTAATATTTTCAGGTTCAATGAGTAAAGTTAAATTATACTTATCTTGATTTTCAAATAACCATTCATTAGTTCCATCATTACAATTTTCTGCGTGTATTATAAATGGCGCATCTTTAAAATAACTATTTTTTCTAACTGAATCTATAGCTATTTTAAGATATGGAAGATTATTATATGTTGAAATGCAAAACGTAATCATATTAACTTAATGTTATGAAATTTACTAGTCCATCATAAAAATTATTTTGACGTTCTTGTCGTTCAATTGTTTTAGGATGATATAAAGCCCATTCTTCTTCTATAGGCAACATCCCATGATTCTTAAAACCATCTAATACTTCATGAACTTTATTTATCCATTTAATATCAGGAGTATTTTTATAAATTCGCATTTGCCAATCTGCCCAATTTACCCAACCTTTTTCATTTACATTCCAACCCCATTGTTTAATATGTTCTTCTGTTAAACCTTCAACAGTATTAACTCTAGGGACGCGGATCATATCTACAATTTGGTTTTCTTTTAATAATGCTGGCAAGTTTTCTATTAAATTGATATGTGGTATTTCATCTGCATCAATTTGAAAAATCCAATCTCCATAGCATAAACTATTTAGTTTATTTTTCCAATCTGCAAAATGATTTTGAAATTTTGCTTTATGCCAATGAAATTCATTATTTTGTGAATGTGATCTAAGAAATGCTTCAACTTCTTTATCTCCATTTGTTTCATCAAATAAAATTACAATATTATCTTGAGATCGTTTATGTTTAACTAAAAAATTAACTAATCGTTGTATTTCTAAAAATTCATTACATACTGTAATAGCATAACTTATTGTCATATTATACTTTCTGAAGTTTTGGTAATTGTATTTTATTTAAAGATGGTAATTTTAAAGTTGCTAATTTAGGTATTGATTCTATTACTGTATCAATTTCTTTAAATACATCAGAATAAATTTTAGTAATTGCCACTTTATTGAAATTGCTGCGTGCAAAGAATCGTTGACGTTTTGCTAATTCAGCCCATTTCTTATAATCTTTCTGCACACCTCGCAAACATTCAACTGCGTATTTATAATCTGGCGTAAACCACTTAGCTTCGCCAATTAACCAATCATTTTGTGCACTAGGATGCACATTGGTTAATCCGCCTTTTACTTCACAAATAAAATCTTGTTTCAAGAAATCAGCAGGACCTGAAAAATATGGAGCAATAATAGGTTTTGATGTTGTTGAAAATTCTAACAATGGACGTCCAAATCCTTCTGATTTAGTTAATGAATACATGGCTTTGACTTTTGGATGCATATACAATGCATTCATTTCTGCATCACTTAATTCACCATGCAATAAATATATTTTTGGCAAACGATCTGTTTTTTTGAAAAGACTTGCAACTTGTTTGATTTTCTTTTCAATCTCCATTCTGTCTGTAATTGAATAGGTTGCGCCACTAGTTTTTAATACTAATGCAGGTTGCGACTTTTGATTTTTAAATGCATCATAGAATGAATATATTGTCCCGCTGATATTCTTGCGATCTTCACCTAATGCACCTTGTAACCAATGTCCGACTGTTAAGAATGTAAATGATTCTGGAATTTCATTTAATGCATCTAATGTTGTTTCATATTTACCAGTATATACTGCATCATCAAAGTATTCAGGAACAACATGAATTTTAGTAGTTATTGTTTTGTTCTTTTGTTTAGCTGTATTTTCAAATACATATTTTGTAAATTCAGATGGCACTATAACCAATTGCATTTTATTTAAATCATCAATCCAGCTTTCAGGGCATAAATCTCCTTCAGTTCCCGCCGTAATACCAATATTATATTTGCCTACCGGTTGAAACTCATTTGGAATTGTAACTTGAATCCAAATGTCTGGTTGTTCTGTTAATGGTAATGGAATGATTCTAGATTTTAAATCATCTGTCAATGGATATGTAAATGGAGTATGACCCCATGGCAATGAAACTAATCGTACATCCCATTCTTTACCTCGTTGTTCAATTAATTGCGAAATGATTTCGCGAGCATGGTGTCCATAACCTGATTGTGTCGCAACTGGCGATGCTATAACTAATTTTCTCATTATTCTACTATTCCTGTTTTTTCGTATTTTTTATGTTCTACTACATTCAATGTATATGATGGGCGTTGTTCTTTATTAATTTCAAACAAATAGTTAATCATTTCAATCATTTTGTTACCCATTTGTTCTGCAGTTAATCCGTTTTGCAATGCCCAATTTCTACCAGCTTCTGCCATTTCACTTCTTCGATATAATGGAATATCATACCAATAACGAATTGCTGCAGCAACATCTTCAAAATTCGCTCGGTCGTCAAAGATATATGGCGTTGCTGGAGAGCCTTGAAGTGATCTATTACTTGGAAATACTGGTTTAGCCCATAGCCCATGTTTTTTATAACGACCCATATGATTGGTTGCAAATTCGCCATCAAATCGAATCCACTCATCATTTTCATCTACAAACCCACATTGATCTTGCAATCCGCCCGTAACATTATTTACAATAGGGGTACCTGCTAAAATTGCCTCGGTTGAACTAAGTCCCCAACCTTCATTTGAACCAATATTAACAACAACATCAGCTACATTGTACAATGCATTAAGATCTTGTGCAGATAATTTTTGTTCTGAGAAAATTATTTTACAATCTGGTGCTAAAACATCTCGTACTGCAATTAAGTCCGTGCCATTTTCATCAACTGGTTGGGTATGCATTACTAAACCAACTTTAGAACGAGATTCTTCTGGTAATGAATCTACGAATGTTTTAAATGATAAGATAAGATCACCTGGTTGTTTTCTTCTGATATTTCGATTATTCCAAAATACTATGAATTCAATATCATTTTGTTTTTTGAATTGATCATGCATTTTTTTATATGCATTATCTGATGAATCTAATGGTTTAAAATTATTATGATTAAGACCATGTGGTACATAACCCGTAACTACATCATTCCATTTTAGATTAAGCGGTGCTATATCAAATTCATCATAATCTACAACACCGAAACCGTTCTGTTTAAGAACTTCTCTGTGAATATTATCAGATTGCTTACTAATTCCCATAATTAAGTCACAACTACCGTAAAATGGAGCATTCCACATTGGATAAGGTAAATCATCCCATATTGAATAATAAATTAATGGAATTCCATAAGTTGTTTTAATTTCATGCTCTAATGCATACAACCATGTCCAATATCTTGGATCAGTAAAATGAAAAATTGCATCTGGTTGTTCTTGATTTAACAATGCAAATAAAACATTGCGATCTCCATAACCTGACCATGGAATTAATTTTACTGATGCATCTGCAACGCCTGTTTCTTGTGCAATTTGTTGAGATAAATCTAAACCTTTGCCATGTTCTGGGTGTTGTAGTGCTGCACCTAATTGCACCCAATCATACGTTTTAACTGTATTGTAAATAATTTCTTTGCTAACCGTTCCAATACCTGATGGTAAACGAAAATCATCTGCTAATAATAGAATCTTTTTTTTCTTAGGTTTGTTAGGATCGATTTTTTGTAATTTTGGTAATTGCATTCGTAACTTTTCCTTTTATTATAACTTTATTATAAATATGTATTAACCTAGTATAACTACCGGTTTTTCTAGTTTTTTAGTGTTTGTATATGCTGTTTTGAGTACTGGATCTAATTGTGATTCGTTAGTCATGATAATCATATAATCACATCGTTCAGCAATTAATTTCATGCGATGATGAAGCTGACTAAAATGATAAGATTTTCCATAATATGATTCTGGCATTGCAGAATGTACATTGTAACCTGAAAATGATGGATTATATTCTTCATATTGCATTCCAAATTCTAAAGCAAACTTTCTTACCATGCTATTAGCGCCTTCCGCTCCGCCAGCGCCTAATACAACAACATCATCACCAAAACGTTGTTTTAGATTGCGAAGTGTTTCTTGAACCTTGCGTTTATTCTGCCAATTTGTATTTCCAATTACTGCTACTCGTTTCATTTCTTTTCATATAAAAATTTAACGCCTTTTGGCATATGACCATAAACAATTCGAAGAGCTTCTTCTAGCAATTTTCTATTAGTTTTACTATTCGGGCCTTCATCATTGGTACATAATGTATATTGCATAGTAGTAACATGGCAGCCTGGCCACGTTGGATGATTCTTCATCTCAAATTGATATACATAAATGTGCTTGTGTTGGAACATACTATATTATATAAAAATTTATTCTCGAATCCTATTTTCTTTTGGACAATTTGCATAATCTGTTTTGAATGGACAATACTTACAATTCTTATCACCTTTACCTGATATTGCAAGATATTTTGCTTCGGCATTCTTGTTACCGTCTTGATCAAAACATTGTTCAACAAATGCATCAATTTGACGCTGTACTTTCTTTTGGGTAACTGTACCTGATGATGGTCTAAAGTTTTGAATGCGCTTCTGCGGAAACATTGAATCCTCAATCATTTTGCGTTTCACAATAAAGAATTCAACATCAATATTTTCTTTAGGTACATTGAATTGTTTGGAAAAATAATTCTTATATGCAACTAATTGAGCGGCCTTTAAGCTATCTGCTTTTTGATATTTATTCCAACCTTGACGCGACGTCTTGATATCATATAATACAATGCGATTAGTTGGTACATGGCGCATAATAACATCGATGAATCCATACCAATATACTGAAGGATTTGAATCTGATGCTTGAACACATAGATCCAATTCAATACCAACCAATTCCCAACCTTTGCTAGAAAAATATGCTGAGCGACGTTTCTTGAACCATTCTAATATTGCAACACCATCTTCTAAATATTCTGCTAATTGCAATGGATTCGAAAAATGTTCTCCACCCATATCCGTTACACATCGTACATATTCTTCTCGAAGCTTGTTTTGAAGGATGTTACGAAAATCTAAATTCTCAGCTTTCTTAACTGATTCGGTATACATTACTGTTAAGAAATGTTGAAATGTTTCATGAAATGCCGTTCCAAATGCTGTTTCAATTGATGCTTGAAATGGAGCTAAGCCATCAATATAAGCAAGTTTCCAAGATAATGGACAACGCTCATACATGGACCATTGTGAATAAGATATCTTTCTAGGAACTGTTTCAGGATCACGAAGTGATAAACGGTATATTGGTGCAATGTATTGTCCTTGTTTCATACTTATAATATAAGAAAAATAATTCAAGAACACAAAAAAAGCTCGACATTTCTGCCGAGCTTGATATTAATCTATTTGTTCCGTAAATGATAAAACCCCATCTAACAATTCATCTTTTTTGTTAGACATTTCTTCATAAAAGGCATCTGTCCAACAACCATCTTCATCTCGATATTCTGGATCTTCAAAAAATTCTTCATCTGGATGAAAATATTCAATGTCTCGATATTGTTGATTCGAAGCAAATGCTCCAATGAAACAATAACCCTCATCATCAAAGGTTCCTTCAACTTTAGCTCCTGCATATTGTTCTCGAAGGAAATCGGTTAGTTTAAAAAACAATCCTTCTGGAAAGTCCCATGCACTAACAATGTGCAGATAAACGGTATCATCAGATGCATCTATATCGTTTAGATAACACCATTTAGCACCAACGTTGTCAATCCACCATTCCCGCGTGTCTTCTGTGCCATCATATAAACTTTCAAAGAGACAATTTGAACAAGCTTCTATGCGACTCATATATGTTGAATTTTCAGGCCATTTTTCTGAATTTGTTTCTAATCCAATCCACTCTAAAAATCTAGAAGTATCTTCCGGGTTTGGAAATTTAATTTCGAAAGTTGAATAAACGTGATTTGCCATTTTCTTATATTTTTCTATATTATAAAAAATTATTTTTGTGAATCCAAATTATTTGACTGAATCTCTATAATAATGTTGTTGCTCGATTAGATATATATCGATTAAATCTTTAGTTTTTTGCAAATCTTGTTCAAATAAACCCTTATGTCGACATCTTACAATGCGTTTAATAATATCAAATTCATATGCATTCAACCCCCAATCTTTTGCAAATTTATATAAACTCTCGTTACCTTTGTAGTGTTTTTGTGTATTTACGCTCACTTGATTCCTTTTAACATTTTCTTTTTCTCAGCATCATTATAACCATACATTGTCAAAATTCGGTCCAATGTAACTTTATCCATTAAATCTGCATAATCTGAAGCTTCGGACTTACTAATCTGATAATGTTCTGCAAGTTGCGTAATTAAATCTTTATCAAATTTATCTTCCGATTTGCCTTTTATATATTTTGCAAAGCTTTTGTTTGTAGGCAAAAGTTCATAATACAATCGATATGTTTCTTGTGGTCGTAATAATCCAATTGTATATGTTTGTAATTCATTAACTAATTCAGTTAATTCCATTCGCATAGACAACCAACGATTAACAATAAACGGAGAAAACTTCTTTTGATCCGTTTCGGACCATTTTTTCCATTCTCGTTTTTTATCCGTTACGCCTCCGATAAAATCAAAAATTGTTGCTGCTTTCTTTTCTTCTGCCATTTATTATAATTTATATTTTTTACGATATTGTTGTTCTAAATACGGTCCCATTCCCATTTCTAAAATAATTGCAGAATCCGGAATTCCTATGATGCGTTTTGCATCTAAAATATCATCTATAGATTTATTGCGAAATGTTTTTATCTTAGTTTTTGCATTACTACGATCAGATGTTTTAAAAATAATCGTAATTAAATCTTTATGATATGGAATTGACATTATTTTTTAATTTTTATGGGTTGAAATTCTTCCGGGATAGCACCACAATCGTCACATCTAAATACTGGAATTGGTACCATAGTATCTTTATCGTTTCCTGTTAAAAACTTAGAAACTTTATTAATTGCCATAACTTGACGAAAATACAATCCGTCACATTCTTTGCATTGAATTGGTTGCATATCGTTAGGACCAATATTAACATTCATTTTACTCATATTTCTCCTAATAAATTTACAAACATTGCCATAATATTAATTTCTTTATCTACAACCGATGCATCTTTGTATTGTGCTTCTGCTATAATTAAAATACACGGAGCTACATGACCAGTTCCCCAATCATCTAATGTATCATAAAGAAATGTATATAATGGAGTGAAATCTTTTACTTTGCTATCTGCAATCGTTTGACGAATTTTATTGAACGATGCTTTTTTGTCTTTAGCATTCTTTAATACCTCTAGAATTTCAGTCATATAATTTGCTTGAATAGCACTTGCTTTATCTAATTGTAATTTTCCATTAACTACAGATGCTTGTGCTGCATTAATTGCACGGCGGATATCTGGGTATGATGCATTGATAATTGCTGCAACATCTTTAATATCATATTCAACACCTTTATCTTCTAAAACTGTAACTAAACGTTTAGCTACATCTGTTTTGCTAGGCGGGGTGATTGCAAATGTTTGACAACGAGATTGAATTGGATCGATAATCTTTTCTACATAGTTACATGTAAGGATAAACCGTGTTGTTTTGCTATACGTTTCCATCAAGTTACGCAATGCTGCTTGTGCATTTGGTGTTAAATAATCAGCTTCATCTAAAATGATAATTTTCCAACGACGAAACCCAACTGTCGATGCATATCTTTTAATTTTATCTCGCACTGCATCTACTGAGTTTTCGTCTGATGCATTAATATACATTAAGTCAGCATCAACGCTATTTGCGATAATCTTTGCCAAGGTAGTTTTACCAGTACCAGCTGAACCATAAAATAACAAATGCGGAACATCTCCATTTTCAATGAAAATTTTAACTTTTTCAATGATGTGTTCATTACCAATATAACCTTCTAACGTATCCGGGCGAAATGATTCAACCCAAAGTGTATTTTCTTGTTGTTTAAACATATTTTTTATTTACCTGTTGATCCGAAACCTTTTTCTCCACGCTTTGTGCCACCGATAAGTGAGCCTACTGCCTGCCAAGCAATATGTTCAACTTTAGCTAATACTAATTGCGCAATTCGTTCGCCGATTTTAACTTGAAAATCTTCAGTTCCATGATTAATTAATATTACTCCTAATTCTCCACGATAATCTGAATCAATTGTGCCTGGACTATTTAATACAGTTACACTATATTTAAGTGCTAAACCACTTCTAGGTCTTACTTGTATTTCATAACCATATGGAATTTCAACATATAATCCAGTTTTAATTAAAGCAGTTTTACCAGGTTCAATAATTACATTGTCATTGCTTCTAATATCCATTCCAACACTTCCCCCGGTTTCATACTGAGGGAGAGCATTGGCTGATTTATTTACTATCTTTATTAACATTTATATAATTTATTTCTTAAAATATTTTCTTTCCATGGAATAAATCTTAAATTAGATATATCTCCAATAATATTAGGATCAATATTATCGCGGAAACCTTCGGATATCGGAATAATATGATCTAATTGATAATTATCGGTACCTTTTTTTGCTTTTCCGCGGTTTTCATGAAATTCTAAAGTATGTATTGCTTGTCGTTTTGTTATTTTATGAACTTCATTATAATATTTCTTTTTTTCGGATAATACCTGCTCATATTCTATTTCACTTAAATTAGTTGCTAAACTATTTTGCATTCCTAATGATATATTATATCCATTCGGAATACGTTTTTTAGTTTCATATGCTTTTAGTAAACCTTCTGAAATTTTTTGCTTATGTATTATGCCTTTTGGTTTACCTGTCCAATATCCAATACAACCTGTATTTTTTTCTGAAACTGTTTTTTTCCTTTCTTCCGTTTTAGGTTTGCCGTATGATGGATTTTTTTCATTCAATTTTGAACAACTATAACATTCCCATTCTTGCATACGCTTTAACAAACCTGGAGTCATTCTTTTTGCTTTAGAATATTTAGGTGATCCGCAATTTGGGCAGTCACAAACATAATACCGTTCCATATTAACCTTTTAAATAAATATCATACGGTATTAGTTTTGTAACATTACTTTCCAAATTTAATTCTGCAACATCACAAGCCAATATGTAGATTCAAAATCCGAACCAGTAAAATCAATACGAGCTAAACCATCCGGAGATACCTTAAGATAACCAGAATCTCCTCGATTTGCTACAAGAACTTCTTTTAGTTTATCTGCAGAGAAACAAACCGGATCCATTGAGTTTTGATTTGCTGCTCCAACTTCAAATGAAATATTATCTGCATTTACGGTTGAATAATTGATAATGAATTTAATTTGTCCATTAACAATTTGAACTGCAAAGTTTTTCGCATCTGGTAATGCATTCTTTGCTTTAATGAATTTACTGATAAATTCTTCATTAACTGGAATGGTTACTTCATAATCTGGTTCTGCATTGATTGAAGGCACTGCTGGAATAACTGTCGTATCAGCCAACATAAAAGTTGCTTTAGTTGTTCCTTCTGAAATTTTCATTGCATAATTCTTACCAGCTGCATTTTGAACTTCAATTTCAATATTCTCATTCAATGCACCAAGCATTTTAATTAATGCGCCGGTATGATTAATACCTAACATACCTGTCATAAATGGAGTGGTATTCCATTTAATTTTACCTACAATGGTTTGATCCATATCAATTAGTTCACAACCAATTGATCCTTCTTGTTCTTTCAACGTAACCGCTTCGCAATTTCCTGCTAAGTAGTAACGATTAATAAACGATTGTAACTTGCTTTTTTCCATTTTTTATTTCCAATTAAAAAGTAAAGAATTTATTAAATTGTTCTGCATCGGTAGTTGAAATACTGCTACCACCGAATTTTTTATATGTTTTGATGTATTTCTCATATACTTGAGGTGCGTTGTCTGGATCTGCAAACATTTCGTGTAATGATAAAACTACATCATATAAATCTTTTGGAATTACTGTTTCTAGCAATTCAACGTGACTATCAACTAATTGATTGATTTCATTTGCAGCTTGTACATATAAATGTGTATTATGTACAACCATTCTAGGCATAGCTTCTTGTGAATATCTATCTAAGCCTTCTGGCGTTTTTCCGCCTAATAATTCATAGGTAAAATCTGAGCATGCTGGGCAATTCATTGCGCAAGGTACGTGCTGAGTTAAATCAATTGCAACTTCGCCTGTCTTACCTTGTTTGATATGTGACTTTCTGCGGTATTCTGCATTCTTTGGAAAATATAATTCAGAGAATGTTTGTGTTTTATAATTCGTAGAATGAAGATACGTTCCAAATACCGGATATTGACCTGGAGAACTAGAATCTGTTGTAATATAAATTCTATTGCCTGTCAATTCATTCATTAACTTTTGCAATGTTGCTAAAATAAAGAAATCTGAAATTTTACTAATACCAAGTAAGTGAACATATTCTAATCGTTTATTTTCAAATTCTCTTTCTTTAAGCATCAAAGATACCGCAAACATAAAATCTACTAATTTTTGCGGACCTCCGATTGCCCAACCTTGAAAATCAAAATGTTTAAATTTATGATACCACCAAGTATACTCATCTGTATTAGAACCTTGTAACATGTTCAAAAACTTAGTTTTGCCACTTTGATGTTTTTCAAACCAAGCAAAGTTATCATAACTAATATCGGCACACTCAGCGAATTTGTTTTTATATTTTGTCTTGGGTGGAATATCGAGATTTGCTGCTACATCACTATTAGCTTCTAACCAATGAAAAATCTTTTCTCGCAATTCGTTACTATATGGTAATGCACCAGTTGCAATCTGATAACCGCCTGAGTCGCCAAATACTAATACATCTTTTTCTAATCCTAATTGATCACGAAAATCCATTTTCTTGTAATGATGCCCTGCCGTAATCAAGAAATATGGATGACGCCATTTTTCTGGATAACGGGAATCAAAGAACTTTACGGGATCGCCGTTTGTAAACTTCATATCTTTCTTAAATGCAGATACCATGGAACCTGCAGATAAAGATGGAAAGTATATGAATCTTTTGTTATCGCTCATTATATTCCTTTAAATTATTAATTAAGTGTGTTGCCGAAAAAAAGTTATTATGTAATTTATCTACCAAATTAGCAATCTGTTCTGATAAATCTTGTTGTTCATATTTTAATATTGCTTGAACTGTCTCATCTACAGTGTCTGCTTGTTTAAACATAGGGTGATACATTTCCGTATATGATAATCGATTTGGAACAATTGGACATGCTCCAGCACAAGCCGATTCATACATAGAAATACCCAATGTTTCTTGATCTGCAAATGATACTGCAAATTTAGATCTTTGAAGCAATTCATGATATTCTTTTTTAGTTAAATTTATTTCCATTGCAACACAAAATTGATAATGTGCTAATTCAGGTCGTGATGCTAATTCTTGAAATAAATCTAAACGTTTCTCTGGGGCTATGCGATGCGGAAATACAATTATATCTTGTTTTTGCTGCCATGAAACAAATTGAATTATATCTCGTGTATATTCCATTGGCCAACCCGTACGATTAAATGTCGGATTCAAAAAGACATCATATGTTTTACACATCAAATCAAAATGTGCTTTAGTTGCAATCCAATTGTGATCATATGCGCCAATCATTGCTTGTTCAGTGTGTCTAATCCATGATTTATCTCCTACGAGACGACCTAAAAAATCATTTGGGTCATATGAACCCGCGTGCCATAAACCGTGTGTTACAACAGGTATATTTAAAAGCTCACTCATGTATTTTACATTGATAATGCCCGGGTGCCAAGCATCTGTAAAAATGATATGGTCGCCGGTTTGTATATGACCTTTAGTAAACATATATGATAAAGTATGCACTTGCTTTGCTTTATACATATTAGTGCCACCGAAGTTTAAAAAGGCACCTGGTGTCGTTGCTTCTGGAATATTTAAATCTCCTTCAACTACAATAACTTCAAACCCAGCGTCTTCTAATAACTTCGGTACATGTGTCTTCCATTCGCAAGTATAACGAGTAGGAACTGATTCTATGTCAACTAAAAATATTTTCATATTATCTTTCAATGATTGCACCATTTTCCCAATCTTCCCAAACTTCTACTTTGTATAATTCTGGAAATCTCCATAACAACCATTCGCCAATTTTTTCACATGACATCGCACCAAATTCTAATACATTGATAACGCCAGTTTCAAATTGTCGTTGTAGTTGCGATTTTATTTCACGATTCAATAAAATAAACTCTTTATCGCGATCTGTGTGAGTTACTTTAGCATAACAACGGAAACCAAACATGTGTCGATGTCTATCTGATAAGAATGCTACTTCCGGAAATATGTCTTTTGCAGCAGGCCAATTATGAAAGCCTTCCATGCTAAATGTTACTACTACGCTGTATTTCATCTGCTATTAATTTTTTAAATTTAGTTGTAGACCAACCATGATTTCTATTTAAATAATGTATTGGAATATGTAGTTCCTTGCCGGTAAATTCTGCGGATATATAATCATCTCCTAGAAATCTTACATCTGGTTCAATTGAACGTAATAAAAATGTTAATTCGGCTTCTGTATTGTAAGTTAAAATCATACAACCTTTAACCATATATGTTAACATTTCACGTCGCTCTGCTATAGATAAAACTGGTTTTAGTTTTGTAGGTCGTTCGATTGTCGGATCATCATGTAATAATATTATTAGTTGATCGCAGTTTTCTTGACATTGTTTAAACATATGAATATAACCTGGGTGTATACAATCAAAGTTACCTGCTATAACACCCGTCTTCATTGTTCGTATCTATCAAATTTATAATCATCTGGCAATACTTGTTGCATATTATGCACTGTCGTACAATATAATGAATAATCATTATATACAACTTTAATGCTATCTGTTTTCTTTAACAACCCAGCATCCTTCTCATTAAGCATTAACAATATATGAGCTCTGATACGAATCATAGGTGGAATCTTTTCAAGCATACCTGGTTCGACTTCGATCGAGACAAATTGTTTGTCTGACATCATATTGAATATATTGTTCCAATCAAAACCTTTGATTTGATTATTTACCAATTGTTTAGTTGCTGGAGAACAAATATAAACGTGTGCTACAGGTTTCCAAATTTCTTTACCTAATACTAATGTATTAAAATCGGAAACAAACATTGTTTCTACGTCAGTAAATCGTCCTTCAACTTCTTTACCAAACCATATGCTTTTATAACCAATCATACTATATTATAATAAATTTATTATTATTTTCCAAATGAAAAGAATTTAGCTACGTTATTATTTTCAGGAAATGCTCCCCAATTCATTGCAGCATAAAAATCATCAAGTTTATTTTTTAATTCTTTTTCAAAAATTTTATTTCTATCAATATATTGTTCAACGAAATCTGCAATAACTTTTGGATCTTGGTAACCTCGCAATGCAATAGTATCAAAGCCATATGGATTATCTGACAAATAAGCCCATTTAACTTTTTCGCCGTCTGTTATCATTTCTACATCTGTTATTTTATGCATTGATAACAAATCATTAAAATTGATTGCAGCTTTAACGTGTGCTGGAGTACCCGATAAATAACCTGTAAATGGTTTACGACGTTTAGTATATTTAGAAATTTCTTTTACTCCGGAGTTTTTCATTACATTGAGTATTGGAGATTTCTTAAGATCTGTTTTAAATTTATGGATCATATCCGTAGTTTGAGTTTTATCTCGTTCTTTAAGAATATGCCATAATGTTTCTTTCATGATCTTTTTAAAATCTTCCGGAAAGCTTGATCTAACAACATCTAATCCTTTGATATCTAATTTATCCGTAGATTTGCCTTCTTTGAAAATTACCCATTGTGCATATCGTTTCTTTGCAATCCATAAACCAGACTTTGCAACATATTCTTGTTTAATTTGCCAACGATGTGTTGCTGTATTATGGAAAACTTCAGCATAACGATCATACATTTTATTAACTAATGCTTGAACTTCAGATGCAATTGTATTTGTTTGATCAATCATAAATTGTTCATCCGATTCATCAAATCCTGGAAATCGTTTTTTAATTAATGGCAAACTGGATACAAAGGTTGAATCTGTATCAGTATAAAATGCAAATTCTGCTTTGCCATTTGTTGCATTAATAAAATGATCTTGACCTGTTTCTTTTGCATAATGATTATTGATAACCTTTGCAGAAAATTTAATTACTGCTTGACCGGTTGCTGTAATAGCACCTGCATTATCTAAATCATGGAAACGAAATGTCTTAAGTCCTAATACTCCATAAAATGAATTGAGCAATACTTTTTGTGTTAATTGAAGTGCATCATAAAATTTATATTGTTCAGAACCAACTTCAAATTCATCTCGTTTATCTTTATAAATAACACGCTCCTCAAACCATTTTTCTAGAATGGTTGGTAAGAATCCTTTACGAGCCGTTTGATATACAGTACCATTACTTGCAACTGTATAACTATTATCTAATAGCCACGCTTTAACGTGTAGGATATGTGTACCATCTTGCAATGTTACTTCTTGTGGTTTTGATTTTAACAAACATTCTTGATCCCAATTTTTAATAACACCTATTTTAGTTTCTGGAGAAATATTAAGTGTCATGATAATACTTGGATATAGTGATGTTAAATCTAAGTCATATATCCATTTATACAAACCTGGGACAGGATCTTTTACATATGCTCCTGCTAATGCATCTGCTTCAGTTTCTTCTTCAATAAATCTAAATTGTTTATTTGGTGCAACTAATCCATTGCGTTTTAAATCCACGATAGCAGCACCATCTAAATATTTAGATGCATAATAAACATCTTCATACGGAACATGTCCTTTATGACATATGGTTCGAGCAAGATTAAGAAGTTGTGTCTTTTCATCTAGATCTTGAACTAGATTAACGTCAACCATGTTATATTCAACAAACTTGTGAATATTAGTTGCAAAAAGTTGATTTAAATCTCCTTCATATTCAACTTTGCCTCGACCTAATTCAAATTTAGCAACTGTGTCTAAACGATAATTTGGAAGTTCTGTATATGTAAATTTTTTATAAAGTGTCAAATAATCTAAACTTGATACCCCGAAGATTTTATATCGTTCACGATTCTTGTTCCATTCAACAATTCCTGCTGGAGATAATTTTTTTATTGACTGTGCACCTAATACATTTTTACAACGATTAATAAGATATGGGATATCATAATTGTCTGTATTCCATCCTGTGATAACCGTTGGTTGAACTGCTGCAAATATATTAATAAAACGTGTTAACATATCTGCTTCACTACGAAATATTTCTACTTCATAATCAGTTTCTGAAAAACCGGTTGTTGTAACTCGTTTTTCTTCATCTAATAACAATACTCTGCGGTCATTACCGGCTTTATCATAATATGCAATAGATGTAATTTTTAATCGAGCTTCTACTGGTGTTGAATAACCATTTTCATCTCGCTCAGACTCAATATCAAAGAAAAAGTCTCGATGTCCTTTTGATGGCTCATCTGATTCATAATACAAATCAATCAATGTTCGTACTTCTTCATTTAAATCAGATTCATATGCCGTTCGATTGTCTTTGTGATTGCCAGGTACTTTATTTAAAATTGCACCATCTAATGATTTATATTGTCCGTTTGAATCTGGTAAATATGCATATGGTTGAAATGTAAACTTTTGATGTCCCAATTCATCATCCCACACGTGCATGATACCATTCTTTTTATCGTAACCTATTGATTGGTACATATATTATATTTCGTAAATATCTAATAATTCTCGTTTAATTCCGTTATCGTCAAGCCCATAACCCACTACCCATTGGTCTTCAATTTCAAATGCATAAAAATCTGTCATGAGCGGACTAGATTTTCTTTTAAGCAATGTTACTACTTTAACATCGGCAGCATATCGAGAATTAACTAAATGCAATGCTTCAAACATTGTAGCACCCGTATCTAAAATATCATCTACAATATAAACTCGTTTACCATGTAAATCTAATTCAATGTCTTTGATTACTTTAACTCCGCAGCTGTTGTCTTGTCCTTCATATGATTTTAATCGAATACAATCAATTTCGCAAAAAATTGACATCGATCTTGTTAAATCTGAAAAGAAATGTAATGCGCCATTTAACACACAGATCATCACTGGGGGCAGCGCATTGCCAGATTTCATATGATCTACTGATATTGCATCTGCTAATTGTTGAACTCGGTCTCGTATTTGTTCTTTTGTGATGATTTTTTCCATGTTTCGTATATTCCAAATAAATTAATTGAAATGATAATAGCACTCAATGCTAAATGACTAAAATTGTCTATGAAGATATCATATGTTATCCAACCAATATCTCCAACAATCCAAGCTATCATAGCCGGCGTTCTTAAACATTTAGCATTGAGTATGTATCCTATTAATACTAATAAAGTGCTAATCCAGCCTAATGCTTCAATCATTGAGCTGAATTTACAAGACCGATTTCAGATTCGCGAATCAACATATAATCTGTATCATCTAGAATAATACTTTTGTTTTCGCCTAGGTTTGATTTGTATACAAACACTTCATCACCTGTTTTTACTGTCATCGGAATACGATCTCCAGTTTGCGTAAATAAACCTTGGCCTGTTGCTACAACAACTCCTTTAGTAAAATTCATATCGCGGTCTACTAAGATAATTCCGCCTTTTGTTTTCTCTGAAACTTTTTCTACTTTAATTAAAACTTGATCTCCAATTGGTGTCCAATTCATAACTTATTTCTTTTATTGATTAAATAATTCTACAATTCTTTCTTGTGTGATGTTATTGCCAATTAACCGGCCTACTTCATTGCCAGCTCGCGTAACGATGATTGTAGGAACATTGCGAATTGAATATTTTCCAACTGCTTCTGAATTTGTATCTACATCTAAGATAGTTATTGGTAATTGACTTTGCATTGCCTGAATTTGAGGCTTTAACAACTTACATGGGCCGCACCATGTTGCTGTAAAGTATAATATCTGTTTCATACTATATGATATATAATTTTAACATTATTTCCAAATGTTGTTGTTACTGTCCAATTCATTTTCTATCTCTTTGTGAAATCCAAAAGCGTAATTCTGATGTTGCAGGAACTTTTGTTAAATCAAAATAACGAACATATTCATCTGCTAAATATGCTGGCATATTAACTGTTTCGTAAGTTAATTGATTCCATGTTACCATACTTAAATGGTCTTTTTTACGTTTTGTACGTTTTAGTGGTTTTTCTCGTTTCATTATATTTTTTTAAAAAAATTTGTAATAAAATAGTTCATTGTGTTAAGATTAAGATTATTTTGATAATTTACAAAAATTAAATCTAACAAATCAATATGAGACATATTATCTGGGCAAATTCCGATGATATGAAGAATTTCGTGCATGTTATACTCCTCTTTTTGTATTATAACTTATTATGTGATCGCGACCAGTCATGTTATAGCCTTTTTCAGCACACATTTCGAATACGATAGGGTACATTTTAATAAGCTCGTCACGCGTATCACCTGCGGGCATAATATATGTCTTATTTTTAGGAATGTTAAACAATACCCTAAATTCTTCAATTTCTTCTAAATTATATGCAGTGCCATCCCAAACTGGTTTATAATGGTAATCGGCATGAAATGATATCATTTGCTTAATAGCTTCCGTGTTTAATCTGAACTTGTTATGCTGTTTAACCATTTTTTCATCTGTAATAGTACCTTGTGGAGTTGCAACACCTACAACTGGGATACTATTGCTAAACTTAGGACTAAGGCTAATAAGTCCAATTGGATAATCAGTCTCAATAAAATGAGATCCTTCAGTCTCAATTGTGATAAGAATACCTCTTTCATGAGCGAAATGTGTTAATTCATTTACTAATGCAGGGTGCATGGTTGGAGACCCGCCTGTTAACATCATTTCCGTAATATGTGGATTCTCATCATAAATCTTAATGATGTCATTAAAACAAAAGGTGCCTTTTTCAGGATGTATACTTGTATACCATGAGTCGCACCACCCACCCTCGCCAAAATAGCAACGATGCGTGCAACCTGTAGTTCTAACTGCAATAGTAGGTCGGCCAAACCGACTGCCTTCGGATTGTACGCAACGATACAATTCTACTATTGGTAATGTTTTTGTGTAATCTGTAATTCTTCCTGGTTTCATAATAGGATTAAAAAGGTAATTCATCATCATTGGCATCGACATGATCTAATTTTTTTATTAGTTCGTTAAATTTTTCTTCTAATGCAGTTAGTTTATCAAACAATGCGTTCAAAGTTACTGGATCTATCATTGTATACTTAACATCATTGCCAAAATATTTATTTAGAAATGATCTAGGATATGTTGCAACTCGAGAAAAATTTTCGCGACTCATGTCCGGAGGTAAATCACGCCAAACAATTTTGATGCCTTCTTTTAAGGCAGCATCCATTATTTCGCGACCTACATTATTAAGTGTAGCAGATTTACCTGTATACTCGTAAATTGATACATACATTTCATTAATATTGTTCATAACTTGCTGAATTTCGTTCGTGTTCGTATACTTCTACTTTTGTAGCTTTAACTCTTCCTTCAGTTTCTTCCTTGAGGAATGCATTGATTATTTCAAATAAAAACTCTGCAAATCTCTCACAGCCAGTTGCTGGTAATACTCTAAGTTGTATGATTCCATCTTTGTCCATTTGTATAAATTTTTGTAAGTATGGATCATCTTCAGCTACAATAGTTGTGTGATCTAGCAACCAAGCAAAGTATTCTTTTGGTGACATACCTAAGATGGTAGAGTTAGCTCTTTTCATACCGCCGAAATCCCATACCCAATTGCGTTCATCTAGTTCACCTTCAAACCATACTCGGAATGAAATTGCATAGCCATGTAGGTATTTACAATGTGTGCCATCTGCTTTCCATTGACGGAAACATGCTGAGTACCCATCATATAATTTAGTTGAAATGTAACGTGCCATTATTTTTGTTTGTTAATAATTGATAAAAACTCTTTACGTGCTTCGGGATCTGTTTTAAAACATCCTCCCATTTTGCTTGTTACCGTATCAGAATTAACATCTTGTATTCCTCGCGATTTTACACAATAATGTGTTGCTTCTATAATTATGCCAATATCCTCTGTTTCTAAAATATAACTTAAAGCATAATAAATTTGTTCGGTTAATCTTTCTTGTATTTG